TCTATCGACGGGCAGACCGGGCTGGGCGCTAATTCTGTGTCTGCCATTCGCAATTTGGGAGAGACTGCCATGACCACCACACGCGAAGCCGCGCTTGAAGCTGCGTTGAAGGGAATGATTTACGCCACTACGTCATTGTCTCAAGAGCAAGATGACGGGTCGCACTGGTGTAAAATCAGGCGCGAAGTTCTGGCCCAAGCCCGTGCCGCCCTCTCCACGCCCGCCACTGAGCCCGCAGCAGATACGCGGGTGGTGACACTTCAGCAGTTGGAGCGGTGGCAGCGAGAATGGGCACAGACTCTTACGCTGGCGCAAAGTGGCGGCGGGCATGGGCTGGCTTTCGACAGTGACCGCAAAGCCTTGGACGAAATCCGCGCCATCATCGGGGAGGCAAGGCAATGACGGACATTAGCAGGGCGATGGTGGAACACCTTTGCCATATTCATCGAGGATACGAACAGCACGGCACGGTTGCAATGCTGACCGCCCTGCGTGACGCCTTAGACGCGGCAGAGGCAAATATCAATATCAAGGCCGATTGGATTGACGCCACTATCAACGACATGGCAACACGGGATGCCACTCCCGTACCGAGCGACAAGATCGCAGAGGCGGCGCGGGTGCTGTTGGCTGTAGATTTGACGCCGGAAGCTGAAAACGCAATGGCTGATGCGGCATATGAAACGGACGATGGGCTATGGATAGACGGAGATGCAGGGGCGTGTATCCGTTCCGCAGCGCTTGAAAACTCATTCCGCGCCGCCTTACGCGCCCTCGCAGGACAGGGGGAGACGCCATGAACGTCGACAATCAACACACACCCCGATTTTAGCCCTCTGTAGGGTGCAACTCTACGGCGGGTACATAGGCGGTGGGTAAATACTGGTTAGCTCTGTGTGGCGATATTTTAGGGGGTTGACGTTTGGCGCGACACATGGCATAAGTAACACAACAGAAAAGGAACGCGACATGACCATGACCAACAAAGAAATGACCGCACACATTCGCAGCCGTATCAAGGCGGCTGGTATTAAAGCGCGCGTTATTGGACGGCATATCTGCGGCGAAAACCGTATCACCATTGCAACCCAATCATATGACGCGCGCTTTAACTCTAAAGAGTTGCGTGATATTGCCGTTATCGCATCGGCTAACCGTTTGACTATGGTTATGGGAGTGGCTATTAATCTCAACACGATTGATAAATTGACTGGTGCAAATGAGTTTGTTTTCGTATATCAGGGATAAAGATATGGCATATGAAGCCCCAAACTACTCCTACCCCGCGCGTGATGGGTATTTCGCTAGGATGATTGCAGCACAGATGGAGGCTAAGGGTGAGTGATGCTATCTGGGAGGACATTGATATTCGCGTGATTGATCAGCGCGTAGGAATGGGGGTTGGTGGCATGGATACAGTTATCCGTATGTATCACAAGCCAAGCGGAATTTTAGTTGAGGTTCCGCGCGTAACGTCTTCACAGTTTTATGATAGAGAGATTGCGATTGAAATGATTGAGTCCGCATTGTCTAACCCTAAGTTTCGATTGGCTGGCAATGTCTGATTTGTTCACCCCACCCAGCCCCACAGATCAAACCCAAGAAGCCTACCTAGCCTGCCTGACATACCAATGGCAAGCAGACCTGCAAACAGTCCAATCCTCAAACATTCGTCCGCCTTGGGTCAACACAGATGTTATCCTAGACCGCGATGAGCTAACCGTGCTTAAGCTACTAGCCGACTCGGAAACGCTATTATGGGGCGGGCAGCAGTGCCGCCTATTAGCCCGCCGTCTGGGTTACGACTCAACAGGTAACTGCAAGGCTACGATTCACAAAGCGCTTGACAGGGGCTTGATTACATGTATATTGGATGGCGATACGCAACGATTGCAGATTACGCATCATGGGATGTGGCTGCTGGAAATGGTAGAGGAGGATCGGGAATATGACTAGGTGTGTGGTGATTGCGGATGGTAAATATCTGACCGCTCGGAGAAATATAGGCAGGATGTATGTAAGCAGGTCTGGCTGGTCTAGTGATTTTGATGATGCCAAGATTTTCGCCAGCAAGACTGCTGCAGTAAATTCTGCCCGCCAAAACAGAGATGAATTAGACTTCAAGGTATTTGAGGTTGATATTTGCGTAGGTAATGAGCTATGACTAATGATAGTATCCAAGATATAGCTGATTACCTACGGGACCGCAGGGTAGTTTATGTAGAGGCCAACGGCGGGAAAATAGTAATTGGTGAGATGTGCGATTATTATTATAGAGAGGAAATTACTCCACAGCAATGTAGAGATTTTGGTCGTTATTTGATTCGTATGGCTTCTAAGGTTGATGGCGGAGTGCTGGAATGAGAGTAGTATGGATGCCTGAGTGGCGGTTTAAATACGAGGAAATGGAGTATTACGGCTGGCGTCATTCGTTTCAGATTGGGCCTTGGTTGTTTATGTGGGGAAGGATGAATGGATAACATAATCAACCTAAATGACCGCCGCCCAAAGCCTCAAGACCCTTGGGCAAAGGCACAGCCTAGCCTCACCAGTATTGGCGACCGTGAAGAGCTATGGGCGCATCCTTACTTCGGTATCTCGCATATGATATGGGCGACGGGAAGCAATAGCCCGCCTGAACCTCCCACGACTGGCGGCACACCCAAAGCAGCTAACGTGCAGGGGTATACTAAGCTTAGGGTGGCGGCATGATCCCCTCTGGCTTCACACTATATGCTTGCGGCGATCACCCGGACTCAATTACTCAAGCCAAGGATTACATCCGCAGAATGTCCTTGACGGAATCGGATTGCAAGCTTATTAGAGTAGATGCGCAGATTCGCGTGGTATCGAAGCGAGAGTTGTGGGATGAACAAGATTTATAACTTCTGCATCACCTCAATCGCAGCAGGCCACACAATCCTTATATATCGCGGATGGACTGCAAAAACCGCCAAGCATGTAAAGCGCGCGGATCGGTTGGAGTTGCGCGGAGGGGTGATGTTTTGTGATGGGCAATCAGTGAAGGGATATACGATATGCAGGAAGCCATAGATTGGGGCGAGATGCCATCCGGCCACATCCCGGAACCCGTGCGCCCATTCACTCAAGCCGCCCGCGCACAGACTATGCTATCCGACCTAAACCGACTGCGCCGCGCTATTCGTTCACATGACACATTCGCCACAGAAGCCGCACTAGACCAGTGCGAGCGGTGGTTTGATCAACTGGAGGTTAAGAGTAAGTATGATTGAGGTGTTGCTAACCATGTGGCAGCTAGACGGCACGCTAACCTTATCTCGGACGCCTGAGTGCGAATACTTAGCGCGCTATGAGAACCGCCTAGCTGCTGGGCCGGGGGATGAGACGTATAAGGTTCAATCCGCAACGATTCAGGTTATCAAGGGGCCGGGTAATTCGCCTGAGAATGTGATTGTGACTGTTAATGGGCAGGCGTATTCTACGCTGGTGCCAGACAACACCACAGGCGAGATTTGCGTTCCTGTTTATTTGGGGTTTTGATATGAACTGGACTCCCCACAACGGCTCCTCATGCCCCTGCATTGGCCTACTCGCCGAGGTAGTGTATAATGACGGCGCAACGGAAATAGGTATCGCCCGTGATACGATTTACTGGCGATATGTGGAGAAATACAGGCTGTTATGATTATAAAGCGCACATCATATGCAAATAAAGCAGTTTGGCTTTCTGATTACTACGGTGATCAGTATGGAATTGCTGATCAGGTTATTGCATCCGATTATCCAACTCATAGCCCAATTCTTGGTCCTAATGGCCATGCTCTGATGTATGAACCAAGAGAACCTATGGGATTTAAGGTAACTAAATTATGAGTAACCCATCCGAAAAAAGCCTAGCTAATCTGCGCCCCTTTGCTAAGGGTGAATCCGGCAACCCGCGCGGCAACTCCACCGAGGCATGGGCTAAACGTCGCCGCAATGCTGAGAAGGCGGAAATTATTCATACGTGGTGGCTGGATACGATTGAGCGGGTTACTGAGGGTTATACCGATGAGCAACGGCTGGAGTTGATTAAGCACCCGCAAGTATTGAACCTAACGCGGGATGCTATGGATCGGTATTATGGGAAGGCGGGGCAGCAACTCGACCTGATCAGTAGCGATGATAGCCAAGGGCCTACCGTGATCCGATTGGTTGCCGCAACGTCTAGTGAGGCAGATGACGCAAACAGCTAGCGTTACCCTATCACCAGCAGTCCTAGAAGTATTTGACCCTGTGCGGTATCCGCGCGGGGCTGTGTCATATCGCGCGTTGTGGGGCGGCAGGGGTAGCGGTAAGTCGTTCTCTGCAGCACTTGTGGCGGCTGTGTGGGGCTATGCTGAGCGGCTAAGGGTGCTTTGCGTGCGGGAGTACCAGAACAGTATCCAACAATCGTTCTATGCCGAGCTTAAGGCGGCTATTGAGGCGCATGAGTGGCTTACGGATCACTACGATATTCAGCGCGATAAGATCGTAGGTAAGAACGGCACTGAGTTTATGTTTAAGGGGCTGCATACCAACCCCACAGCCATTAAGTCACTTGCTAAGATTGATCTAACCATAATCGAGGAAGCCGAAGACATCCCAGAGGAAAGCTGGCTGCAGCTTGAAGCTACTGTACTGAGGCAACCGAAGGCCGAACTCTGGGCACTATGGAACCCCCGTAAGAAAGGCTCCCCGGTTGACTTCCGGTTCCGTACTCACCCGCCGAAAGACGCGATTGTCAGGGAGGTAAATTACACCGACAACCTTTTCTTCCCGCTTGGCTTGCAGAAGCTATGTGACCGCCAGCGCGAGATACTAGATTACGCAACATGGGCGCATGTATGGCTAGGTGCATACCTAGAGAACTCCGCAGCGCAAATATTTAACGGCAGGTTTGAGCAGAAAGAGTTTACGCCGGGCGAGGGATGGTCTGGGCCTTATCAGGGAGGAGACTGGGGCTATTCACAAGACCCCACGGCGATGATACGTAGTTGGGTTAAGGATGAGTGCCTCTGGATTGAATATGAGGCAGGCAAGCAGGGGATTGAGCTTGATGACGTGGCTAAGGAAGCCGCTCAGATACCTGACTTCCACAGATACGAAACGCGATGGGATAGCGCACAGCCCGCTATGATCAGCCATGTAAAGAACAAGGGCCTGCCTAGGTCTGTTCCGGCTGACAAGGGGAAGGGCAGTGTGGAGGACGGGATTCAGTTTATCCGATCATTCAGGCGCGTATACATCCATCCGCGTTGCAAGAATACCCTAGAAGAGTTTCGCAACTATAGCTGGAAGATTGATCGGTTAAGCGGTCAGATTCTTGATGTGCCTGTTGATACGTTTAACCACTATTGCGACGCTCTCAGATATAGCTTGGAGCCGCTTATGAAGCGCCAATCGTTCAACTGGGCGGCGGTCTGATGGCTCACATATGAACCATAAACCCCCTTTATGCGCTATTAATGGCTCAAATATGGAACATTACTCCGCCTTAACCGCCGCAACCCGTATTATGTTCCGAAATTGAAACCCCGCCAGAGTGGTTACTGGCGGGGTTGGTTTATTAGACTGGCGTGACCTTGGCTTGCGTCCAATCAGGTTCATCGTCGATTAATGGGTAAGATACGGTGAGTACAGGAACGCCGATGGTATAATACAAACTCTTGCCGTTCTCGTCGTAGTATAGCACCTTATCGACCCACTCCACAACAGGCTCAAACACAATCCGATACGGACCTGCAGCCGATTCAATGCAGCTAGCATAAGTCCCATCCGCGTTCCAGATATACGCCGATGATACCTTGCCGTCAGGATATTCAAAGAAACACAGCGCCTGTCCATCATCATGGATGTATACGCACTTTACAGTGCCTTTATCCACCGTCTTGTAGGTTTTGCCGATCTCGAAGCGGGGTGGGGTAGTGGCAATGGGCGCAACATCATCATCAGTTACACGCCACCATTCACTATCATTGGTTTTAGCCCGGTATGTGCCATCAGCATAAACGTATACAATCGTAACATGTTCATGATCTTCAAAATCGTGACCAACTGTATTTGCCACCACCTTAACCTTATCACCCACGCTAAACTTACTCATCCTTCAAGCCCTCCAGAGCCAAGTTAATCTGTTTCCACTCCGCCAGCGTAAGTTCCAACGCCAGCTTGCCTTCTAGATAAATAATAACCGCCTCGTTGTCAACAACGGAAACTGTTACGCCGTCTTGATTGTATGCCTCGGTCACTTATCAAACTCCTTCACAATTTCCCGCGCCAGATACATCGCCTCATCCTCGGTTAGCAGTCCATCGCATGGCACGCGCGATCCCCCGTCATCAAACGATACGCGCAGGTATTTACCATCGCGTGTGAATGTTAGGAAGGAGTCGCCCGATTCGAAGCGGTGGTTCACAGCGGGCCTCCTAGATGCGTTGCGATTGCATTTGCCAACTCAATGGCTTCATCATTACTCAACGCGATCCCATCCCGGCTAACATCCTCAATCGTAATATACTGCCCGTTCCACCATGCCGTGATTTCTTTGTTCTGCAATAGAATGACCGATTCTTTCAGATACGTCTCCATCACTTATCCCCCACAGCTTTAAGAATCGCCAGCGCAATCTCAACAGCCCGCTCCTTATCCAATGCGATAAGCCTACCCCTATTTACCCATATACTAGGGTTCTTTTTAGCGTCAACGGTAACTCCAATGCCGTTCTTTTCATAGATGGTGTCGCGGATGTAGTCGGTTGCCATTATTTATCCTCGCCGAAGTGGTTTAGGATTGCGCGGGCGATGGCGATTGCAGATGACTTGCTGAATTTAGAAATAGAATCTTTATAATCAATCATTACTACATTTCCACTAGGATGAACATCAATCCACGATTCATCACAACCCGGCCCTTCGATATACAGGATATTTTTTACATCTTCCGTCATAACTGTAACCTCCGCTGATTTGCTACTACACCCCACATAGCATACCCTACCCGATATTGTCAACAGGTATCATATGGCCCCGCGCAAGAAAACTACCACAGGCGACTCCCTATCGACGTTCACGCAATCGACGGCGCAAGCTATCCTTGGCGGCAGTACGATGGGGTATGTGGATAGCCCGTTTGGTTCAGCCTATGCGAAGGATGCAACGGCACTGGCAGGCTTCTATGAGTCTAGCTGGATTTGCCGCGCCGCTGTTGATGGCATTCCTGACGACTGCTTCAAGAAGGCGTATCAGTGGGTTGCCGATGCCGCACAGATCACGGCCATTGAGAACCTAGAGAAGCGGCATAAGGTCAAGCAAAAGAAACGGCAGGCGCTGGCTTGGTCTAGGCTTGATGGGGAAGCTTATATCTACATTGACACAGGCCAGAACGCCGCGTCTGAGTTGCTGCCTGATCGCATCGGCAAAGATGGGTTGAAGTTCCTTAACGTCATGCGTATGCGTAACGTGCAAAAGGGCCAGTTGATTCAAGACCCCATGAGCCAGTATTATGGCGAGCCTGAGTATTATCAGGTTAACTCCGCATCATCTACGCAGAAAATTCACCCATCACGTATGGCAAGGTTTATCTCTAGCCCATCGCCAGTTGATGGCGCAGGCAAATCGGTTTTGACGTATCTGCTACAGCCAATCATCGCGGCTGAGACGGCGCGGGACAACACGGTTGCACTTACGACTGAGGCGTTGATTGATGTTATGAAGGTCTGCGGGTTGATGGAGTCGGTATCTGATCCGATTCAGGAAGCCGCAATGGTTAAGCGTTATGCGCTGGCTCGGCAGATGAAGGCCACCAATCGCATGATGGTTATTGATATGGACAAGGAGGACTTTGATCGCAAGCCTTCCACGTTCACAACTCTGCCTGATGTAATTGAGACTATGCGCCGGGAGGCTGCTGCTGCCATTGGGATTCCGTATGCTTTGCTATTCGGTTCGCCTGCTGGGTTGGGCGCTAATGGCGAGACTGAGATTAAGAATTATTACGATAATATTGCAACGATTCAGCGCAATGAGATTCAACCTATTTGCGAGAATATCGATGAGTGCGTGATTCGGTCGGCGCTGGGTTCTAGGCCAGAAGAGATTTATCTCGATTGGCTTTCATTGTACGAAACCAGCGACCGTGAGAAAGCAGATATTTCCCTTGTGATGGCAAACGCAGCAAAGACTGCTATTGAATCCGGGGTTATGGTTGCCGACTTCCTAACTGAGCCGCTTATCAATAGCTGGGTTGAAATCGGATCATTCCAAGGTATTGAACAGTCATATCAGGATTGGTTAGCTGGAGGTGGCGTATTGGAAGACCCTGCTGATGAAACAGACGCGGTGGGTGGTTTGCCGGGTGATGGCGAGAGTGGTAATGTTACGCCATGATTAGATTAACTGACGCCTCACCTATCGGACAAGTTAAGCGCACAACTGAGGGTTATATCTCGGCGGTTGCTAGGTCTATCCGGTCTGGAGTGCAGGAATACGGCGCTTGGGAAAATGACCAATGGCTTGCTATGGCAGAGGCTGTAGGTAAAACTGCGGCTGACACTGTTAGCGTGTACCGTCCGCCTGAGAGTGTGTTCTCAAAGGATAGTCTGAAATCTGCTGTGCATATTCCGGTTACACTAGGACACCCTGCTGAGTTGGTGGATAGCTCTAACTGGGCTGACTACGCGGTTGGCGAGGTTGGTAGCGACGTTCTGCGGGATGGTGAGTTTGTTGCCTTCTCGCTGATGATTAAAGATAAAAAAGGCACCGATGCTTACGACGCAGGCACGGTTGAATTGTCGGCTGGTTATCTGGCTGAAATGACTATTGCGGGTGATGAATCCCCTTATGATTATATCATGGGGCCGCCTGTATTTAACCATTTGGCGCTGGTGCAAAAAGCCCGCGCCGGATCAGCGGCACGTATCGGTGACGCGCAATGGGGGGCTTCCCCTGTAATTGTAGAGGATAAAAAGATGACGGTTGAACTAAAAACCGTGATCCTCGGAGACAAGGCTGTACAGGTGGAAGCGAAAGACGCCGATACTGTCGCAGCTATTCTCAAGGATCACAAGACTGCGCTGGACGCATTGCAGGCCGCAAACGGCGCGCTTGAAGTTAAGCTGGCCGACGCACTGGCTAAGGTGCTGACAGACGCGCAAATTGCCGCGCTGGTTGCCGCCAAGGTCAAGACTGACACCGAGCGCGCTGCTGTCATGGCAAAGCTTGGCGACAAGGCTAAGGATTGGTCGGATAGCCAGATTGAAGGCGCTTTCCTTGCGCTGGATGGTATGGGCGATGACACCATGCGGACGGTTATTAAAGACCAGAAGCCTATTGAAGATGCAGATGCAAAGATTGCCGCTGCGCAACGTAAATTCCTAAACCCGGAGGCCAAATAATGGCTATTGTTGCTTACGCAGGCACTGATACTCGCGGTATTGTCGGGATGCACGCCAACTCGGAAGAGTGGAATGCACGCACCCGACTTGCTGATAACGTAGTAGCCGCTCCTATTGGTCCGGGACAGCCTGTCATTCGTTTGGCTGGTAATGATAACGTCTGCCGCCAATGGGCAACGGGCGCGGCGCTCGGTATCACCCGCTGGACTATTTCGGTGGATACCAAGACTGGCTTTGCTGAAGGTGATGCTGTGCCGATCCAGAATCAAGGCACGATGTGGGTTGCTGCAGGCGCTACGGCTACGGCTGGTGCTGCTGCTGGTTATGACCCTGCTATTGACCGATGGGCTGACGTTGCGCTAGCGTATGTAGCGGTTCCGGGCGTCCAATTTGATACTACGGGCGCTGCTGCTGGCCTTGTGCGTATCCGTATCAATATCGCGGCATAAGGAGTAAATGATGCTTAATTTTAAGGACGCCTCGCTACTGTCGGTATTGCAGGCTCAGGTTAGCCGTATCAACGTGCGGGTTATGGAAGCCCCACTGACGGATATTACTTATCCATCTCTCTTGCCTGTGAACCAAAACTACGATTCGTGGCAGCCTGACACCTCTGTAATCAGCATGGGCGCTGGGGTTGGTGAGGCTAAGTGGATTAGCGGTTATGCTAAAGACGTGCCGCTAGTTGAAACTACCGCCTCCATCGCTGCCATTCCATTCTCTGTTTTTGCAGTAGGCTGGGAAACGAATTATGAGGAACTTGGCCTAGCCGCCAACGCAGGAATGAACATCTCGGATGTGAAGGCCCGTATCGGTAGACGTAAGGCAGAGGAGTTCATTCAGTCTAAGGTTCTGTCTGGTGATGCCGATAAAGGCTGGACTGGCCTGATTAACAAGGCTGGTATCACTCCTACGGTTGCATCGACCAAGGCTGCTGGCGGCACGTTCTGGGTGCTTAATACTGGCGCTCTGAATGCCACCGCATCTGAGATTGCCAAGGATATGATGAACCTCATCCTGGGGCCTGTATCCAACACTAGCATTGTTCGCCCGATCATCGCGGACACTGTGGCGCTGCCTTCACTAGCTTATCGCGCATTGGCGAGCACGTTTACTGATGCGCTGAACGGAGGCATTAGCTACCTTGAGTGGGTGCGCCGCCAAGTTTCTGGCGCTATGCCTGGAACTACTTTCCAGATCGTTGAGATTCCTGAATTGTCAACTGCCTCTACTGTTGGCACTGCTGGTTCTGGGCGCGCAATCGGGTACCGCCGCTCGGTTGATATTCTGGAATTCCCAGTTCCGTTCGCATTTCGATACTTGAATGAATATCGCGACAGCCCCCTCGGATTTATGACGCCGGGTTGGGCGCGAATTGGGCAGGTTACCGTGTGGGAGCCAAGAGGCTTTCGGTACATGGATTCGGTTAGCCAAGCACCTGCATAATATGATTAGGCCCCCGATTTGGGGGCCTTTTCTTTACTTGGGGGCCTTCACTAGATCAAGATAATCGTGCGCTGACTTCTCTAGTGGGGAAGCGTAAACAACATCATCTCCAAGCCGCACAACGTATTGATCATTTGGCTTAGTGATATTATATCGGCCTCGAGTTACCTTCCATTCTTCATCTTCTTTTTTAGGTCGTCCCATTGCGATACATCCCTGTTTGTGTTAAGATAAGCAAAATTATCTCTGGAGTATACTATGTCAAACCAAAACTTGCAAACCGAAGGAACTGACGTTAGGATCGGCGGCGGTGTTGATCAGACATTTGTTGGTGTTGATATTGCTCCTGTAACGCCTAACGATTCCGTTGATTTGCCTTCACACGCTAGGGCCATTCGCGCTACTGTTGGTGGCACATTGCGGATTACGACTTATAAAGGCGTGGTGCGCAATACTAATATCGTGGCGGGAGAGATTCTTCCTGTTTATGCGCGCCGAGTGCATGCGGGGGGAACAACTGCAACAGGCATTGAGGCGATTCTGTGAAAATAGGGCTGGGGTTATGGCTTAGGTCTACGGCGGCAGGGCGTGCGGCAATCTCTCTAGGCTTCCTCTCCGGCACCCTCGACCCCCGCATCACCTTCACTCGAGCCAGCACGGGCATGGTCACCAACTCAGCGGGAACTCTAGTGACTGCGGCGGTCGATGTCCCGCGCTTTGACCATGACCCGGTGACATTGCAGCCGAAGGGGCTGTTGATTGAGGGCGCGCGGACGAATGTGTTGCTTGGAAGCGCTGCGCCCGTCACACAAAACGTCACCGTCACCGCGCAGATTTACACGCTATCGTTCTATGGCACGGGCAGCATTGCGCTATCAGGCGTTCACGTCGCCACGCTTGTTGGAACGGGCGCAACCAATAGGGTGACGCTGGCATTTACCCCGACTGCCGGAACGCTGACACTAACCGTCACCGGATCAGTGACTGTGGGGCAACTTGAAGCCGGGGCTTTTGCATCATCCCCCATCGTGACAACTGCTAGCTCTGTGACCCGCGCGGCTGATGTTGCGGTTATGACTGGGGCGAATTTCAGCAGTTGGTATAACGCCAGCGAGGGGGCTTTCGTCTTGGATTTCGGAGTGGCCAATGGTGTTGTTGGCGGGGTGGGGAACCTGTTCGACGACACGCAGTATTTTTCAGCGAGCGTTGGGGCTGTTGAAATCCGAAGTGGTGCGGCCATTTCCGCATCTTTGGTCATCGGATCGGCGGCTAACAGCAAAGTTGCATGGGCCTATAAGGTTGACGATTTCGCCGCCTGCCGTAACGGTGGGGCGTTGCAGATTGATGCCCTCGGGCCTGTACCCGTTGGGCCTGTCAGACTTGCAATAGGCAGCAACCCTTGGGCTACGGACGGAGGCAGCAGCATCTTCGGCCACATCCGCCGCCTCGACTACTACCGCACCCGCCTGCCCAACTCCGAATTGCAGAGGCTGACAGCATGAGCGATTACATCGACGCGATCTTGCATATCGCAGATTACCCCACGATGGCTGCTGCAATCGCAGCCCGAAGCCCCGGCTCGGTATCAGAAGATGGCCAGATTGTTGGTTTTGCCAGCACGCCAGCGGTGCGGGCTGGTGTGGCGGCGATGGCTCTGATGGGGCTGCTGATGACAAGCAACGCGATATGACAAGCTGGTGGATCGTCCCCGCCATCATCAACGGCGGGGTCTACCATCACTTCACCGGACTAACAATATCCAGATACTTGTGAATCTGAACTAGATCAGGGTTAGCGTAAATAACCGATCCGCCTAGACGAACAACGTATGATCCGTGCGGCTTGGTTACTTGGTATGCGCCGTGGGTGAAGTTGTCTGGATCGGCGGGTGGAGTGGGCGGTTGGGCAGTCGGCTTGAACTTGGGTTGTTTGGTCATTCTGTTACCTCTCGGAATTTACGAATTGTGATTGCAGGGCTATACAGCATAAATGCAGATGTTGCGAAATTTCCTTGTGCATCCTCATGAAGATTAATCTCTAGCGGCTCTTTGTATTTTTTGGTTACGCGGAAGGCTGTAATATGAGCCCAAGCTGGTGATGGTGATGTCCCTCCAGCAACTCGGCTTTCTGATAGGCCAGTCTTACCCATATTCAGATCAATCCAATAGTAATCAATAATAGACCTTTCGTCTACCGGGCATTTATCCAAACCGTCCCAACGATGCCACTTCCCATCATTATATTCAGTCAATGCACCACCTCCTCATTCAGACATTTCATAATCTGCGCCATATAACCTGCCGCAACTTCGGTCGCCATAGTCTGCAGCGGAACCAGATAACACACACGACCATGCCACGAGTCGTAAATCTGTCCGCCGTTTAGTTCAACGTAACGCATTATAACCCCCATGAGATTGTGATTGCCGCTGCGAATGTGATAGCATAAACAGCGGCAAGGATAAAGACAACGCGCGGCATCATGCGCGGGATACTACTTTATAAAGCGCACGTTCGCCCTTAGCATTCATTGAAGGAATCCGAATATCTTTGGCGTCGTACTGCTTTCCGATTGATGCGTGAAGTCCGTTTTCCCACCCACACAACTCTACCACATCCCCCGGCTTAAGATCAAGCTTGTGCGATGGCTGCGGTTTTTTGTAGTGGCGGCGGATTAGGTCGGGGCTGTCGGATTTACCATGCCGTGACGACCCATCTTCATTCCACAGCCCGCTATGATTATCGCCCGCGTGCCAGCATCCTGGATAAATCCACGGGCTAAGCTTAAACACCCGCCCATCAGCAGTTTCGTAACGCTTGCCGTCTTTCAGTTTCATAGTTTCACTCCTTTACCCGGATCATTTCCATAAACGCGGCAACTTCATCTGGCGTTTTCCAGCCGTCAACAGTATCCCCACTTTCAAATTCAAACCAAGAATTATCCGCATCCCATGCCGCAATCTCAGCATTGGCGCATGGTTCAGCAGGTTTTTTGAACGCATCAAAATCCATGCCACTTGAACGGTTGCTGCAATAGTTGCCTGCGCCAAACTGCACGCTGACGGTCCAGCCGTTTGCGAACGTAACGTGGAAACCTTTGTTATCGGTGATCTTCAACATTCTCATGCCCTCCTATGGCTACACACCACACCTACACCACCCATCTTTGCACGTCAAGACCCTTTCTGCTACAATCGCACGAAACCCAGAAGGATTCCACATGCCAGTCATTGCCCCTACCAAAATCCAATCCATCGGCGCAGTTACCGCTGTGCAGACTACGCTCAACGGGACGGATAGCTTCGTTTATGTTGATGGTACGTCTAAGTATCTGATCCTGCGCAACGCTACGGCTGGTGCGCTGTCGCCTGTGATTGACGGTGACGCTGCTACCTCAGTGTATCTATCGGGCGTTGGTAACGTGACCACTTCGGCGGGGTTCGCTGTAGGTTCAATTGCTGCGGCTGCTTGTGCTGTTGTCGATCTTGACGCGATCAAGGCTTTCCTTAAAGGCAACATCGCGATCATTGGCGGCACTGGCTTGGTTGCGATTCTGGCGGAGGAGTAACCTTTGGCTTATGGCGATGACGCGGCTTTAGTTGCATATCTGGCACTGACTGGTCGCGCGTTGCCTGTGGGGTACTTGCCTGCAACTGCGCGACAGTACGGGTCTATGTATGTTGACCTATGGGAGCCTGATTACAAAGGCACTGCTGTAACGGTTGTCGCTAGCTTTCCGCGCGATCTATGGCCAACGGTCCCAGATCGTGTTGACCACGCCGCGTATGAAGCAGGATTCGCTTATGCTGGAGGTCTGGATATTTTCGGCACTGGTGGTACGTCTAGCGGGCAGGTCACGGAAGAACGAGTCGATGTTATCTCCGTGAAATATGCAGGCCCGCAAGATGGGCAAGGCTGGTGGGATGCTAACCGTTATGTGTTGCCGCTATCCTATGCGCTGCTGCAGCAGTTCTTTCGGCGCAAGACTGCTTGCGGTTTTGGGGGCGCATCCGCGTTTGTGGTTTAATTGCCTAGCGCCCTAGTTCAACGGTTCCGTAATGATGTAGCCCCCCGGCTGCTTGCTAAGTTTGGTAACGGCGGAGTGAAAACTGTTATCCGCGTGTTGACGCCTAACGTTGATCCGCTGTTGCCGCCGTCTGAGGTTGCTACGGTCACTCCAGTTAACGCGGTTGCGCGCGGTGTGTCTAGCTCAATCCTTACTGCAGACGCTAACCTAGTCTCAACTGATGTGCAGATTATAGTTGCCGCAATTGACTACATTCCGACAGTTGGCGCGCATATTGAATTGAACGGATATACTCGCGCTGTAGTCCGAGTTGACGCGATTCCTGCCGCTGGTGATCCGGCGATTTACAGATTCTTTGTGAGGTGATATGGCTTTAACTCTAGCGACAGTATCAGGCTATATGACGAAGCCAGATGGGACTGTTTTGGAAAACGGAATTGTAACATTTACTCTTTCCGGAGTTGCGGCATCTGATAACTATATCCTCAACTCGCAGGTTGTGTCTATTGCAACAAATTCAGTTGGGTTCTTTACTGTTCAATTAATGCCTAATGTGGCTTATGACTACCCAACTAGTTATTCAGTTGTAGGATATGAATTTGATCTAACCACTAATACCACTAAAAAAGGTTACGATTTCGGGCGTATTCGTGTTCCTACGCTTGGCGGTAATATTGAGAATCTACTGCCAATTCCTAATTACGGAATTGTCAATACCACTACTGTAATTAAGGGAGATTCAATCCGTTGGCAGTCGGTTTGGGTTGACGATATTGGCCTGCCGATTGATTTGACGGCGGCGACTGTAACGTGTAAGTTCGTTCATTCATCGGGGGTTGAGTATACGGCAACTATTGATATGACTGGTGCGGCTATGGGTAAATTTATCATTAAGGCTGATACGGTGGCATACTTAGCTGGCCAATATAACGTAAGAATTTCTGTGGTTAATGCTGGATTAACTAAAACATCTATTGGAACATTGAGGGTGACTGCATGAGTGTGGTGGTATTTGAAGGCGGTCAGGGTGGCGCTATTGTGTTTTCTGGCGATGCTGTAAGGGTTGATGATGCTACTGCTGCGGCAGCAGCCGCATCAGCAGCAGCAGCAGCGGCATCGGCTGCCGTGCTGGCAAGCATTGCCTATCAGCGAGTCGATAGCTTCACGATGGTTCTAAATCAGACGGTCTATCCGCTGGCATACGATCCGGGGCCGGACAACCTGCTTGTGACCCACACGCAAGGCGTGTTGCGCAATGGCATCGACTACACTATCCAGCGCGTGCCCGGTTCGCCCACGATCACTATTCTGGTGCCGTTCTATCCCGGTGATGCGATCACCTATCGCGGGCAGTTGGCGCTGGCCTATAATCCTACGTTGGAGGTAGTGTCAAACTTCAAGTCTGTGGCGCTGTTTATCTCGGCCATTGGTGCAGGCTTTAGCGCGGAGGCTGGACGGACTGTCGCGGCGGGCGGGTTGTTGTTTGTCTCTGCGCCGGGGTCTGTTATTGCGGGCCTGCCCGTTGGTTTTAAGCCCGCAGATGTTTGGAGCCCGCTGCATTGGGGCTGTGTGGGTGATGGCATCGCAGATGACGGGGCAAACCTGAACATTGCTCTGGCGGCATATAAAACTGCTGTTGAGGCGGTGGCGAACGAAAACGGCAGCATCGTGTTTGACGGGTTGGGGCGTGGCTATCGCAGCACGGTGAGCCTAAACTTCACCGGAGTTACGGCTTGGGGCGCGAATATCCGTAACCTGACAATCCTATCCGAAGCCACCGGAAAGACCGCGTTTGATATGATCGGCACGCGCGGGGCCACGCTGACCGAAGTTATGGTCTATGGTCACATTACCAACACCCCGCGTGTTGGCATCCAGCAGGCTCGGGCGGATGTTGGTGGGCAAGAGGCATTCTGTGATCAGAACATTTTCAACGGCTGCGGAACTCGCGGCTATTTCACTCTTGCAGGCCTCTACAATTACGGCGGTGAAAGCAACGTTCATACCGGCTGCGAATGGTGGAACAGCCACAAGGACGGGATTTCCGCCATCCTGATGGGCCAAGATGTTTACCCTGTCGCAAGTGACTACCTGACACCAATCACGGGCGAAACATCGTTTATCAATAACCTCTATGATCGTACTGAGTTTCGGCATCTACCCCTCGGTCGCACAGCCTTAGTGACTGCCGCGACAAACACCAATCCGCTGACGGTTACTGTCAATTCGGCTACTCCTATGACCATTGGCGATAATGTTGTTTTCGGCTCTACGCCATCTGCTCCGATTGTGGGTATGCCAGAACTTAACCAGTTCAAGGCAGCGATCACGGGCATCTCCGGTAACGTTTTGACTTTTGGTGCTGTGAATGCATCAGGTTGGGGGGCATATACTTCCGGTGGGCAGGCTATAGTCGCGCAAACCGCGCCAAGCTTAGTGTTTGGCCGGGGGAACGGGCATAAATTCCAATCCTGCTATGTGGTGTGCTATGGTGCTGACGGCATCCAAATTGATATGTCCGCCAGCACGCATCAGATTGTGGCGCTAGACTTCGATCAAGTGCTTTTCGAGGGCGACGGGCAGCGGTCGCATGTCCGTTTTCTGGTTGGTACAAATAGCAGGACGATGCGGAACTTCCGCATGACGAGTTGGGCAGCGCGGCCACAGGCTTTCGTGATTTCCACGGATGCAACAGGCGCGGGGGCGGTCCAAATCCAAGGATGCGTTCTGTCGTTTCCAACAGAGAGTTCTAATGGCGTTCCAACGCTGTTTGAGAACGAAGCAAAGTTTACCATCTACAATGGTGACATCACTGTGCCTGAAGTGGCTTCGATCACTCCGTCTTCATTCACGGCCTACTCTGGTAAAATAAGCTACATCAGCACAGGATTTACTGAGTATTTTGCCCTCCGAACCAACGGGCATACTCGCAGCAAGATCGCAAGCGGGGCCACATCTGTTGACCATAAGTATTTGAACGATGCGGGGGTAGACGTTGGTTTCGTAAGATTTAGCACGGCACCGGGTGTGTCGAGGGCATTGTCTCTCGACGGAACAAACCTTCATTATATCTGGGAGACAACATCTTTTTATCCCGCCACAGATGATACGCTGGATTTGGGACTATCCAATCGGTACTGGCAAGACCTCTATGTTAACCGCATCCAGAAGTGCTTAGCAGTTGCAAGTCTCGGCTATGCGGTTGGCGTTTCGGCGGGAGGCGTGGTCACTCAAGTCACAAGCAAGTCAACCCTTGTCACGTTGAACAAGCGCACTGGGACTATTACCACGACAGCGGATGCTCTGGCGGCGTCTGCAACCGTCTCATTCAGAATGAACAATTCGCTGCTGACTGCAACGAGTTTGCTCATTGTAAACCCACGCCTGCCAACCGGGAAATACACGGTGCAGGTGATCGGGGTGGACACTGGGTTCGCCGATCTGCGGATCACGAACCTGACTGGCGGCAGTTTGTCCGAAGCCATCACCATCGGCTTTGCCATCATCGACGGGGCGAACACATGACCCCCAAGCAGTCGGCGCGTGCGGTGAGAGGGTCCGTCACTGAAGGGGCTGGCACGGTGATAATCCCCAACACCGCTACATCGGTTATCGTCACGCATGGCCTAATGCGGGTACCTCTGGTGCATGAGATTACTCTGGTCGCGGGGTCGCTTTTGAATGGCCGCAGTATGTCGGTGTCGAACCGGACGGCTACCACATTCCAAATCAACATCAGTAGCGCTGCCGTAGCTGATTACGATATTGGGTGGCGCTGCAATCTGGTCGAGTTGAACTAACATGAGCCTGCGCTGCAATCGAATTTAACTGAGGTAAACACCCATGACGACCTTTATCAACACTGACCAAATCCTTGCGCCTACTGGGCCGAATTACAAGATCGGGACAACCCCTGCGGGTCCAGCGCTGAGGCATCCAAATCGGGTGTTCATTGGTCCGGGGTATCTTAGCAACCAAGGCACCACGGGAAATTACACGGGCGGCACATGGCTGCAAAACCAAGGCGCTGGGGTGAATACGCTTGGCTATGTCGAGTTGCAGTCGCAAGTTTCCATTGTCAGCAATCTGCCCATTGGGGTCAGTTCTGCGGTTCGGTCGGGAACAACGACCTCTGGCATCGCATCAATCTTTATCGGTGTCGGCACGCGGTCTGGCGATAAGGGGTGGGCGCAGTATTGCGAGGGAATCAAAGAGGTAAGTGGCGCGGCTTCTATGGTTGCTGAGTGGAATGCGGTGAACCTATCATCTGAGGTTATCACCCCATTGAGGCCTTATGGCGGCATTCCTTTAGCCCATACAGGGGGGCTTTCTCTGGCATCTGGGGGTGACATCACGGTCAACCCTGTCAGCTATCCGGCTAACCACGCAATGCGCATCGCCAACAACGGCAATACGTTTGATGTTGGCATCGTGGCGATGAATAACGCGCTGACCCCAAGAACAAGTCCTATTGCTGGGTCTAATATCGAATATGCTTTCCATATGGGTGGTCAACACGCTATTGTGTGGGACCGATCAAGCGGGGCAGAGGCGGCGGCGATATGGCTGGAAAACACCGGACAGTTGAACATCAAGGCAGACAGTTCTATTCGGGTGATCAGCTTGGCGGATATTGCGATCAATGCGACTGGCAACACATTCATGACCTTGCCAACCAGCGCCCCCGCCTTACCAAACGCCCTATGGCGGAGTGGAAATGACGTGAAAATCACATGATGGAGTTGACAATGACAGATCAAGAATTTGGGCAGTATGTGCTGCAACTGGTGGAAACATCGACATTCCCCGGCGCGGTGTTGGATAGCGTCATGCATATCCGTGATCGCGCGCGGGCGTTAGCGGCTGGTGCGCTTGTTACCGCAAACCCCTCCCCTCAAAAAAAGGAAGCACAATGACTGAACGGGCAGAAATCGAAGGTGCGGGCAATTCGCAGGTATACAATGCCGTCGCTGATCGTTAATGGCAACTGAATCGCAAATCGAAAAGGCATTTTTAGCAGGCGTCCGCTCAACGGTGGACGCAGCTAAATTCAATGCGCTGCGGGATGCTATTGCGGCTGGCAATTATGACGCTGCATTACGCGCGGTAGATATTGATGATGCGGCATTTGATCAGATGCGGGCTTTGTTGGCTGAGACGTATGCGCAAGGTGGAGTTGATGCTGTCACTGGCACTAAATGGCCAGTGAATGTAAGGTGGAACTCCGCAACACCAGAGGCAGAGTTTTACGCTAGGAATATCATCGGCGGGCATATCACGATTATTACTAATGATATGAAAGAAGCAGTGCGCTGGACTATGGGCGATGGGATTGCGCTCGGTAGGTCGAATAATAAGATCGCGCTAGATATTGTCGGACGTATGGGTAAGTCTGGGCGGCGTGAGGGCGGGATTGTTGGGCTTAATAGACCGCAGGCGCAATGGGTGGCTAATGCAAGGCGGGAGTTAGAGGCTGGCGATTACGCCGCATGGAATCGTCGGACGTTGAAAGACAAGCGGTTTAAATTCAGCGTGGATAAGCCGCCGACTGCTGCACAGATTGATCGCGCTGTGCAATCGTATAGCAACAGGATGCTGCTATCTCGCGGCTTAACCATCGCCCGCACAGAGCGCGGAACGGCTGTTAATCGCGGGATGATGGAAGGGTATCGGCAGGCTTCGGCTAAGACCGGTATTCCTCTAACTGCGTTTAAAAAGACGTGGATTCACACAGGCTCGCATATCTATGAGCGTATGGCACATTTACTAGCTAATGGCGAATCTGTGCAGGGTCTGAATACGCCGTTTATCATCAATGGGTATATGATGCAGTGTCCACATGATGTGGGCGCACCTGCTAGTGAGGTAATTTCGTGTCAGTGTAGGTTTAAAGTTACGATTCCTAAAGGGTGGCGGAATGGCTAGAATTGGTGGATCGGCAGGCACTACGCGGGGTTTTTCTAACGCGGTAAATAAATGGACACTCGCGACTCAAGAACGCAGCGAACAAGCATTTCAGAATGGGGCTTTGGATTTTTATGACGCTCTAGCCGCTGCAACTCCGGTTCTAACTGGAAACCTCCGCAACTCACTTATTGCATCCGTTAATGGATCGGCATCACCTAGTGTAACGGGGCCGGGCAATACATCGTCGGATAGCACTTATCGCGGTGGGGCAGAACAATCTATCGGCAATATTATGTCGGCTAAGATTGGTGATAGGATTAGCTATATTTACTTGGCTCCATATGCGCGCAGGTTGAACTATGGATTTACTGGGGCAGATAGTTTGGGTCGTGTTTTCAATACTGCCGGAAGATTTTGGATTGAGGCTGTTGGCGCGCGTTACCGTTCTATCATGCGCGCCGCTGCAACACGGCTTAGGATGAAAATGAAATGACCACAAATATTGACGGTAAAATCTGGCTTAGCATCCTATCCAGAATTAACCAATGGACCGAAACGCCAGTTATGATGCCTGATACGGTATTCAACCCAACCGCAGCCCAAGCATATCTAATCGTTCAACCCGTCAACCTTGCAACCGATGATCGCACTATTCAATTCAACTGCGGCGATGAATTTCGCGGTATTCTGAATATCTCTGTAATGGCCCCGCTTGGTTGGTCGTATTCGCAGCATGTTGGTTTGGCTAGCCGGGTTTGCGACTGGTTTCTACCGGGTTCAGTTTATACATATCAGGATGCTAGGGTTACGGTATATTCTCGCGCGCGATCACTTGGCGCTCCCCGGCTAGATCAAAGTTGGAACCGCGTTGAGGTGCAGGTGCCTTGGCGCGCATGGGGTTAGTTTGCCGTTCTGGTAGCTATCTAGTATATTAACGTCAACTATCATATGAGGCTTGGAAAAATTGGCTACAAAAACATTCGGGCGCGGGCAGGACTTCCAAGTCTGTGTGACCCCGCAAAATACTGTACTTGACGCTGCTGGATTTGCAGCGCTGACTTACGTATCAATTTGTTGCTTGCAGGAAACGCCGGAGCTATCCGCAGAGGCTAATATCATCTCGGAAAACTGCATTAGCGGCGAACGGATTCGAGGCGTTGGCGCTGATGCGGATTCCGATTTTGAGGTAACGTGGTTTTATGATAACGCCTGCGCTGGTCAAGATAACCTGCGAACGTTCGGATTGGCCAAGACTTCAACGGCTTATGCAGTGCGCAAGGTTTATGCAGATGCCGTTGCTGGCGTCACGACCCCGACTTACGTTTACGCCCGCGTGATCTTTTCTGGCTATACGGATTCGGGTATTGGCATTGATGACGTGCAGACTCAAACTGTTATGGGTTCTATTATTCAAGGTCCGCTGACTGTCAAGCCTGCTGCGGTTTAATTGATGGGCGCGCTGTAATGGCGCGTCTACTTTCTGGAGGGAATGAGAATGGCTGATCTATCTGTTGCGGTTGAATATGACCGCGTTTATCCTGTTGTGATTCGTCATCCAGTTACGGGTGACGATGAAGGTGTGCGGGTTAATGTTGTGAGTAAGGACTCGCGGCGAGTGGTTGAGGCTTTGCGTAAAGAGCAGGGCGACTATTGGTCTAAGCTGGCGGATGGTGTTAAAGATGCTGCGGTTCCAGATGTTGAGCGGGTTGTTCTTATCAACTGCATTGATTCTTGGGATTGGGCTGGGTCTGAGTTTGCACATATTTCTGGTGCTGGGGCTGCTAGTTTGGATGATCGCGTATTCCTAATTGATCATCCTAACGCTAAATGGTTTCGTGATCAGCTTGCGGCGGGAACCGCTAACCTTGAAAATTTTTCGCAGGCGTTGCCGAAGACTGCGCGGCGTGGATTGAAAAAGACGTAGAGTGGAATACACCGGGCGGCGAGGATGGATTATCCCGCGCTGATTATCTGCGGTATATGAAAAAGGGTAATCTGGTTCCTGAAACCAAACCGCCATCCCGGTGTCAAGGGTTGATTCAATACTACAATAATGCTCGGAGTTTTGCAGGCGTAATTGATAACCCTTTGACTATGAGTGTTATTAAAGATTGGCAGGAACACACTTACGTTTCCCTTGATAGGTGGGAGCGTGAGTGTTTGTTTGCAATGGATCGCGCGCTTAGACGTTCTTATTCAGATGTGCTAAGGTATCATGCAAGCCGCAAGCAAGTTAAAGCTCTTGTAGATGATAGAAAGTAAGCCGAGGTAGCATGGCCGATTACGCGACTCTGGTTTATGATATTGACAGCACTGCGGCGCGGTCTGCCGCAACTGACCTAGCTAAAATGAACGCTGCGGCTGTAACGGCTAGCGGCGGAGCGGATAAGCTTAACAAAACGTTGCGGGATCAACAGGGTCGTTTTCGGTCGGCGGCTGATGTAACGGAGCAATACGGAAATGAGGTTCGTAACCTAGCGGCTAAGTATAATCCGGTATTGAGCGCGGTTTATCAATATCAGCAGGCGCAGGTTGAGCTTAACCGGGCGGTGATGCTTGGGGTGGTGACGCAACAGCAGGCAGAGGCTTCACTGGCTACTATGGCCGCTGGTATGGCTAGGGCTGCAACTGCTGCGAAGGGGCTGGGTGCGGCGCAACAAGTGGGCGCGCACCACACCGCTAACGTGTTCGCCAACCTCAACGATATTGGTGTGATGCTGGCGGCTGGCCAGAATCCGTTTCAGTTGGCATTGCAGCAGGGCACACAGCTTAACCAAGTTTGGGCTAACATGGGCGCGCAGGGTAAATCTCTGGGCGGCGTTGTTGGGGTGTTGGGTAGTGCGCTTGGGTCCATGCTTAACCCTATGTCGCTATTGACGTTGGGCGTGATTGCTGGCGGCGCGGCTTTGGTGCAGTGGGCTATGTCTGCTGGAAGCGCTGGAGACAAAACTAAAACATTCGATGATAGTGTTGCGTCGGCTGAATCCGCAATCAGCAATCTATCTAACGCCGTAGAAACCCTTGCAGGAGCGCGGCTCGGTGGTCTTGCCGATGGTTATGGTGTTGTCAACGCCGCCCTACTAGTCCACCTTGAAAGGCTGAAACAAGTAGCTGAACTTGAGGCTATGGCCTCAAACCGTAACAATATAATTGAAGCACAAAGTGCAATGACTGGCGGTTGGATTACAACCGATCTGGATGATATTCGTAATGCACTAGGCACAACCAACGATGCCGCGCGGCAATTTATCTTCCTGCTGGATCAGGTTAAAGCTGCAAGAACGTTTGAATCTCAAGCAGCGGCTATTACTAAGGCGCGGGAATACCTGAATGGATTGGGTATTACTCTAGAGGATTCGGAGGGGTCCGCCCTATTACTTCTAACCCAACTAATCAAGGCAGAAGATTCCGCATTTAAGCTAAAAGCTGCCGCTGACGGATCAGCTAATGCTATTGCGAACGCCACGTCGCAAACTAGCGCGTGGGCTTCGGCTATGTCTAGTGTTTTATCTTATACTAATGCAATCGGCAGGACACTTAGCAGTCTAGGCGGGGGTGCTATTAACCTTGCTGCTATTCGTACTGAAACTGATTTGCTTAAGCAGGGTAAGTCTTTGCGCGATGCTAGCTTTGCGGCTGCTCAAAAGACTAATGAGTTGGAAGGCAAAGCTAGAACTCTAGAGCTTAAAAAATATGGGGTTGCTGGTGAGTTTCTAGCCACTCTGCAAAACAACCAGAAAACCGCTATTCTAACGGCTCAACAGGAACTTGACCTAGCTAGGGAGACGGCTAGGGAGCGTGAGAAAGCCGCTGCTGGTGGTGGTGGAGGCGCTGGTAAAGCCGCCGCTGAACAAAAAGCCGCAGAAAAAGGATTCCAATCTCTGCAAGAACTAATGCAGAAAGAAAGTCTATTCCAAGTCGCTGAGTATCAGAAACGGCAGGCGCAACTAGACACGGCTTTGGCGCAAAAGCTTCTGTCTGAGCAGAATTATCAGACTATGAAGTCGCAATTAGCCACCCTGTATTTCGGCACTGAATTTGAAAAGCAAGCTGTAAACTATCAGATGGAGCAACAACAGCTTGATGTTGCCCTTGCCAATAAACAAATCAGTGAGCAACGGCACGCGGAAGAAATATCGCGTATTCGCGCTATGCAGCAAACTGACACTCTTTCCGGCTATTCCACTCTATTTGGGAATATGGCTGGAATTGTGCAGGCTGGTGGTGATAAGACCAACGCTGCGTATAAGGCTTTTGCTATTGCTCAAGGCTTGATTGCTGCTAGATTGTCGTTCTTGCAAGTGCTGGCTGATCCGTCATTGATCGGCAGGCCGTTCCTGAGAACTGCACTTGCATATTCAACTATGGCTGCTGGCCTTGCGCAGGTTGCATCTATCGGTGGGGGTGGCGGAGGCGGTGGTCGCGGAGGCAGTGCCGCTGGAACTGCTACGGCTGCGGCTAAAGCCGAGCCTACAAAGAATATTCTAGTGCGTCTTGAAGGCCCTGATTTTATGGTTGATATGGCAGAACAGATCATGCAGCAGATTTATGATCAGAGCAAGGATGGCCGCGTGATAATTGCAAGGGACCGTTCATAATGCCAGTAGTCATTTCAGGGGCTGCAACTGATACGAATAAGGCTGTTGTGGTTTGGAATAACAAAGCCACTGCTTTGAATGTCACCGCCTCAACCGCTGCGTCTGGTTATCCCGCCGTAAATGCAGTTGATCCTGCAACGTGGTCAAGCTGGAAGCCGACTTCTGTTCCGGCTTGGATTCGTTCGGATATGGTAGTTGCAACTAATATTGATGCTGTTGGTATTGCTGCGCATACCTTGGCAACCAGTGGTGCAACGATTGCTATTGAGCGTTCTTCTGATAACGTGACTTGGACAAATGTTTATACCTATTCGCCGCTTACTGATGACGATATTCTGATTCTGTTTCCAGCTTTGTCATATAGGTATTGGAGGGTGTATGTCACTGGTGCTGTTGCAAATATTGGATATGTTAGTTTTTCCAGCAAGCTAGCATTCCCGCAAACTCCGATTGATAGCTACACTCCTTTGCATCACGCGCGCCAGTATACTAAGATGTTCAACGATTCAATCAAAGGCGCAATGCTAGGAAATCGAGTTATGGCTGCTGGTGCTGAGACTTCGGTTGACTTAGGGTTTGTTGATCGCGCATTTGTTGACTCGCCTATTCGTGGTTTCGAATCTCATTACAATCAGGGCGGCACATTCTTCTATGCGGGGTGGCCTGCTGGACAACCATTAGACTTGGGTTATTGCCGTGCATCTGGTGATGATGATATTATTCAGATTGAATATGTTGAGGCGGGTAAATTGGCTGAATTGAGTTTTTCTGTGAGGGCTTACGTTGGCTAATAATAAGATTGTTATGATTTGTGAAATTGACTTCGATTTCTGTACGCTTGATTTCGGCGTAGCTCCGTGCTTGGCGGCACTTGGCGGTGTAGCTGTCAGAAAATGTTTCAATACCTACCAAACATGCCAATTCAAGCAATACTACACCAAAGGCACAAATACACTTAAGTTTATTGAGGCGTCGTATCCAGTTAAAGACGGCAACTACATTCCGGCACTTGTTAAGGTTGGTGGATATGAGCAGGAAGTAAACATTGCTGGGTTCTCGGATAAAATAGGTGGGCTTGGGGTTCGAGCTTCCGTTAGCGTTACCATGCGCGACTTCCCAAGCCGAGATACACTGACGGATAAATATTTCGCGGGTCGCATGGATGGATCGGCACAAATTGATGAGGGACCATATGATCCAATAGACAGAGGTAGTTTCTGGACCAAGTTTAAATCCCGCGTGCCAAACTATGCTGGACGCGCACTAAGGGTTAAGCAGGCTCACTATGACGCCGCTGGTGCGTTGGTAGTGGATAAGACACGCCATTATGTCATGGATGAGATGATCGGCCCAGACGGTAGCGGAAACGTGACCATCAAGGCTAAGGACATTCTTAGTCTGGCGGATGATAAGAAAGCCCTTGCGCCTAAGACCAATCAAGGCCGTGTACTAGCTGATATGACTGCGGTGCAAACTAGTCTCACGCTGTCACCCGCTGGCATTGGGGCTAGTGAATATGCTGCCAGTGGGTTTATTACTATCGGCAGTGAGATTATGGCGTTTACCCGCGCTGCTGATGTTCTAACCGTAACGCGCGGACAGAAAGGCACTGTAGCATCAACTCATAGCGCGAACGATACCGTGCAGCAGGCGTTCAACGTATCGCTGCAACGGGCTGATGCGGTGATCTACTCGCTACTTGTGGGCTACGGTAATATTCCTGCTGCATACATCACATTGCCGGATTGGCAAGCCGAATTTGATCGTTGGGGATCAAGCATGTTCCTATCGGCAACAATCTGTAAGCCGACTGGAGTTAGTAAGCTGATCGCGGAAATCAACCAGTTGGGGATTACTGTCTGGTGGGATGAGGTTGCGCAGAAAATCCGCATCAAGCTCAACCACCCGCCAGACGTTGCCCCTGTTGAATGGTCTGACCGCAATCAAATTATGTCCATTACCACAGAGGACAATGACGACGAGCGTGCAACTAGGGTTGAGTTATGGACTGTGCAGATTGATCCTACTAAGGAATTGACGGCTAGCAATTTCTTGCGAGGGTATATTTACGTGTCCCTGCCTAGTGAGTCTCCGAATATGTTCGGCCTGCCTCGCACTCAGACAATTATAAACCGATGGATGAATCACGGCGACGATGCATCGTCTAAAATCATTACGGCACGGTTGCTGAATAGATATAAGCGCGCGCCTGTTACTTACACGGTCAAACTGGACGTTAAAGACGATCCAACTCTGACTGATGTTATCTCGCTGAATAGCTATGTGGCTACTGATGATACGGGCAAAGTAACGCCTAGACTGACTCAGGTTTATTATCGTGCTGATGAGATTAATGGGTCAACTGTAACGGCTAGGCTACAGAGTTATCAATTTGATGCGAGGTATGGCGTAATTGCTGAAAACACGCGACCGTTGTATAATGCTTCGTCGGCGGCACAGAAATTGAAGGGTTCTTATTTTGTTGGTCCAACATTGCTATTTGCAGACGGGTCGGGGCCATATCAGTTTGCATAGGAATCTGTAATGGCAACATATAACGTAATTGCTGATGCTGCTCTTGACCCAGACGCTCCACTTACAAGTGAAATCGCCTATCGGTGGCGTGATAACCCGATTGCGATTGCGGAGGCGGATGCATCTGTTCCGCTTAGCCTGTTGCCTACTGTGTTGCTTGGCGCTATAAACACTACAAGCGGAACAACGGCAACATTTTCTGGGCTTGTCCTAACACCTTATAAATTTCTGCGAATAACACTGAATGGTGTGTCTTTTTCGACTGCGGCAACTTTGCAGCTTGCAGGTCAAGATATTGTAAACTCTGCGCTAGCAATATCAGCAAATCTTATTTACGGAACTATTACGATTGATCTCAATAATGGGGTTGCTGTCAATTCCTACTTTGAAACTACTGCCAATAGTGGAACCAGAGCTATTCTTTCCGGGTATACTAACGCATCCACTACGATTTTATTCTCTGGTGGAGATTTCGACGCAGGGTCGATTCGTGTTTATGGTGTGAAATGATTGACATATTCACCCCAGACGATTTCGCAGATACCCCATACGTTGCGGGTCTGAACCAAATCGGCCACGCTATTCTAGGCGCGTCATTGGCGATGTTTCTAGGATGGTATGCGGGGCTAGTGATTATTGCTTGGGAGGGCTGGCAACTCCACAAGCGCGGAGGCCTGCGCAGCGACTATTGGGCCGATTTGGCATTCTGGCTTATGGGTGTATCCTTATACTCATGGGTGTATTTCATGCCATTAACAATCGTAGCAGGTGCTGCTTGGATGGTGTATCTTGACCGCCGCTGAGTTGTCGCATGAGTTGGGCGCGAGGGTCAATTATATTGATCGGCATCGGCCATTGCTTATTCAGATTCAGTATGCTCTGTTTGCGGTTGGTCTATTCTTCTACATTGCCAGTCGCGTAATGCCGGGGGTATTCCAGCAATCAACGTGGGGTTCGCTAGCCTATGAAATGCCTGCCGCGTTCTGGGGCGCGGTTAATGCTATGGCTGCAATGGTTACAATTCTGGGGTTGGTTAAGCCAGTCAACTCAATGATGGTTGCAACTGGTGCTAGCTTGCAGGTGATGCAATTTGGTGCTATTTCTACTTCGTGCATTTTTTATAATGGTGATTACGGCATTGGGATTTATGCCGTATGTCTGGCGGTGCTGCACGTTAAGCTTCTGTATGAATCAACAAGGTTTTAAGAGGTGCCTATTGATGCGGGGCTGATTAAATGGCTGATCGAAACTTACGGGTTGCCTTTGGTTGCTGTGGGTTTTGTCATATGGAAAACCATTGGTAAATCTGATGCTAAGCCTGATGTTGCTAGGGAATTGATTAGTAAGATTGATTCACTGACTGAGAAAGTGGACAAGTTGGAGAGCGTTCCTATTCGGCTGGCTATTGCTGAGTATAAGATTGAGGAGTTGAAATCGTGATCAATCAAGCCGCGTTGAATCTGATTAAGAAGTGGGAGGGATATTCCGGCAAGGCTTACCAAGACCATGTTGGGGTTTGGACTATTGGCTATGGGACTACCGCTGCGGCTGGAGTTGGTATCACGCCACGAGCGCATATGGTGATTACTGAAAAGCTTGCTTCGGGGTATCTTGACGCGGCGGTGACTAAGTTTGCGCATAACGTGACCGCCTTACTGACTAAACCAGCCAATGAGAATGAGTTTGGCGCTATGGTTTCCTTGGCTTATAACATTGGGCCGGGTGCGTTTGGTAAGTCAACAGTGCTTCGCAAGTTCAATCAGGGCGATAAGCAAGGTTCTGCTGATGCGTTCCTGTTGTGGAATAAGGCAGGCGGTAAGGTGTTACGCGGTCTAACCAATCGGCGCAAGGATGAGCGGGCGTTGTTTCTAAAGCCTGTCGCGGGGTCTGTCGCGCCCGTGTCGCAGAATTGGCTGGCGGCATTGATCAAGGCTATCCTAAGCCTACTCGGAGCAAAGAAATGAAAATGGTAAATAACTGGCGGCAATGCTGGAAATGGCACTCAACTCAGATTATGACGGCTGCGGCGATGTTTCCTCTGATTTGGGAAGCGTTGCCTGCTGATGTTAAGGCGTATATTCCAGATTCGTGGATGCCTTGGATTGTGGCAGTGATGCTGGCTGGTGGTATCATCGGGCGGTTGCGTGATCAAGGGACGTCGCAGTGATCTGGCTTAGTCTGTTCAAGTCGGTTGCGAGTAAGCTGGCTGCGGCATACGTAGCGCGTGAACAAGCGACTACCGACGCTGACCGGGCTGCGGCGGATGTCCAAATCAAGGCGCTAGAAACCAAACTAGCCAGCAAGGATAACCCCGGCCTGCAATGGGCGGTGGCTATCGTAGCGATGGCTATGGCGGTGCATATCGCGCTCGTGGTGTTGGTGTCAGCGGTTCCGTGGCTAGGCTGGACGGTGTACGCATTGCCCGCGCCGATGAATGAATGGCAAGGATCGATTGTGCTGTCTATGTTCGGAGTTGCGGCAGTGAGTAGATTTATGCGTTAGGTGGGTTGACACGGTTGCGAATCGGGTTTAGATATGCGTTACGACAACACAAACAAACCTAGGAGGGTTTATATATGGCACTAGTTTGGATTTTCTTTTTGGCGGTTGGTTTCGGTGAGGGTGCTAATCATGCGCCTGTTTCGGATGCGGGATATGTTGCTGTAGAGTGACATAACGACGACTGTGGTGGCGGATAGGACGAGCAAGCGGTGGACGAATACCGTGTCAATGCAGGTTCGAATCCTGCCCACAGTGTAAAACATATAACCCGGCTGCGGATGTAATCCCCACAACCCCGCAAAGCTGACAGGATGGGGTGACAGCGGGAAAGACTGCACGTTATTATGTCGGTGTAGCGTAGTGGTAGCGCGGCAGTCTCCAAAACTGTAGGCCAGTGTTCGATTCACTGCACCCTCGCCATGCTGATCAGTCAAATAAAGTAACCGCTCGCGTGAAATAATAAAAGACTGATTAACCCCGCCTCATTTGATTGTGGCGGGGTTTTCTATTACTGTTATTGCATGGGGTTTATGCCGGAATGCGTCCCCCTTGCGAAAGTCCCTCCCAACCTCGCATTAAGGCATTCCGGCGTTTTCCACAGTTGACAACCACGGCCATTGTGCTATCATCGCCGCACATAATCGGAGGATGATATGCAAGAACACCCTGAACCAATTTCGCCCACGCTGGATTACGTTTACCAGATGCCTGTATATGACAAACTTCCTGAAACTGGCGGTAGATTCGATGGGCAACTCACGGCATCGCTACGCCGCACTGACTACGAAAAAGACCCAATCTTCCAGCGCCTGCAATATGAAATCCGCGCGGCATATGAGGAAGGCTGGCGTGATGGTGGCGGCGATCCTATCCGCAGCCCATCCGAGCAAGAGCCTGTTGGTTGGCGTAAGGCTTGGATGGGTTCGCAGGCTCGCGGGTTTCTAATCGCAAACGGTATCAACACGGGGAAAGTATCATGGAAGTAATTCGCATCGCAGTCCTAGCCGCGCTAACCTCATGCGTTGCTGTTCCAGTTGCAGCGGGAGAATGTTTCCCTGCAACCGAAGCGCTGACCAATATGGCGTCTAACGGATACACAATCACATACGGCGATCAAACTGGGCCATACCCTTTGTTTATTGCAGAGGACGGCAAGGGTGGCTGGGTTGTGTACGCAATCGACGGATTCAACCTCTGCCCAATTATTGGCGGGCAGGGTGGCGTTGCTGTGCCGCGAAAGCCCAACACCTAATTTGACTAAACAGCGCCCTGTCTTTACGGATAGGGCGTAATCATTTGGAGGGTCTACAGTGACCGATGAACAAAAGCAGGCTTATGATATGTATAAGTCTGGAATGACACTGCGAGAGGTGGCAGATAAGCTGGGCATTACGCGGTCTGCGGCTAAGTCGCGGTATGAGCGGGCTAAGGCATGGGCAGAGGCTGACCCTAGCGCGCACCGGGCATCACAGGCGGCAGGGGCTAATGTAACGCCGCATAGTTACTGGATTAAAGAAGGCGGCGTGTCGGCTTATTTCCAAGTGCCTAAAACGGGTGACTCGCGCGATCTGCTTTCGGACGTTGCGGAGGCGTTTAAGGATATTCCGGCTTACGTTCCAACCCCCGTAGTGTTGCAGGATAATGACTTGCTAACCGTATGGCCGATGTATGACCTTCATGCAGGTATGCTTGCTGACAGCGCCGAGACACGCGGGCCAGATTATGACCTTAAGCTATTCAAATCCGATCTAATTGATGCCGTGTCGCGGCTAAACTCTAGGGTTCCATCTGGCGGTCATGCGTTGATGATCTTTGGTGGCGATACGCTACATACAAACGATAACAGCAATGAGACGCCCGGTCATCACCACAAATTAGACGCTGATAGTCGGTTTGAAAAGATCACAGATATTGCGATTGAAGCCATCAGTCACGCCATTGAGGAAGTTGCGTCACGAAATGCCAGAGTAAGCATTGTTGTTATCAAAGGCAATCATGACGATTCCAGCCATGTGGTATTGAAGGCGGCGTTGAAGCAGCGATACCGTGATACCCCACGCATCCAGTTTCCATCTATTATCGGGGGGCCACGTTCTGACATCTTCTGGATGCAACACGGCAACTCCCTAATCGCGGCTCATCACGGTGATAAAATTAAGCCTCAGACGCTCGCCATGATCTGCGCCGATCAATGCGCATTCTGGTCTAATACGCGGCATAGGACGATCCTGACTGGGCATCGCCACCACTTGAGGGTTGAGGATATGCCCGGTGTTACGCACCACACTATGAGGGCTTTTGCGCCAGCGGATTCGTATGGCGCAAACTTTGGCGGGCAACGGGGGTTGCAGGCAATGGTATATGATGGAAAACAGGGATTGATTGCCCAGTTTCACGATAGCGTTTGGAGGGTTGAGTAATGTACTTTAACTGTATGCAATGCGGGCTGCACGTTGGTAAATGCAAGTGTCCGCATAATAATCAGGCAATCCGTTTTACCCCAGAAATGGTAAGCCCGCAATCTGGAACCAGCGACGGAGGCCCATCCAGCTACTACGACTTCAACCCAAATTGGAAAACATGGAACGACTTCATGGAGGCAAAGGCGCTATCTCAATGGGGCGCGTATAGCCTGCACATGAAAGACGTGGGCAAGGCTTTGTGTAGGTTTGGCGTTAAGTCTGGAACCGAGGATGAATACGATATGAACAAGATCGTGTATTCCGGTCTGCGGATGAAGGAAATGAAGCGGCGTGGATCGGCGCGGGAGTATCTGTTGCGGTTGTTGGACGATCCGCAGTTTCAATAGTCTGCTGGCGATAGTCTCAGAATATAGTTAGGCCGGGATATTACTCCCGGCCTTTCCGTTTAGAACATCCCTGCCATTTGTCTCTTCATCGGATCAGGCAAACCCTTAACAAACCAATCAATGTTGGCAAGAGTGGCCTTGATCTTGTGAACCTTATTAGTGGTATACCCGCGAATGTTAAAGACCGCAGGAACTCCAATCTGTGCTGGCGTAATGCTGGTTAGCTTCATCCGAGAGAACGGCTCGCCCTTTGTGCGGCCAAGCCATTTCAGGCTGGTGCGGCTGATAGCCTCTGGTTCGGGTTTATCTGCGCGTCGTTCAGTTGCGCGTCGATGTTGGCGTGTCAGTGTGGTCATATAGTCCTCCATAATGTTAAAGCCTACCCGATTCATACCGGATAGGCGGTTTGGTGTCAAGCGATTCTTACGGGCATCACCACGAACAACGCCAAATCATCCTCACTAGGCTTAATCACAATCGGATCGCCGATGCCATTGAACCGGATAACTGCCTGATCGCCGTTACACGCCTGCAACACGTCCGCTAGGTATTTGCTGTTAACGCCGATTGAAATTTCCGGCCCGGTAAACTCGCAATCAACCTCCTCGACGCCGTGATCAAGACCACCGTTAACCTCCAAAGCCATCACAGCGCCAGAAACGGAAATCTTAACCGCGCGCAGTTTTTCCGTACTCACCAGTGATACTAGCCCAGCCGCTTGCTTAACGTCTGCAGCGGATACGGTTGCTTCCGTGACGTGATCTTTCGGAATGATTCGCGCGTAGTCAGGGAATGTGCCGTCAATGGTTTTCGAGATTACAACCGTATGCCCTAGGTCAAACAAGACCTTAGTAGGGCTTACTTTAATCGTAAGATCACCCTCACCCAGCAACTTCTTAACAAGCGCAACAGTCTTTCGCGGAACAATTACCCCAGCGGAATCGCATACAATACCGCAATCAATTTGCGCTAGTCGATGCCCATCTGTAGTAACCGCGCGCAGTGTTCCATCAATCGGATGCATATACACACCCTGAAGATAGTATCGCGTCTCTTCGGTTGACATAGCAAAGGCACTCAAATCAAACAGACGCTTAATAGCCGATTGCTCTGCAGAAAACTGCGAGTCATACTCATCCGTTGCAATCTTAGGGAAATCGTCAATCGGTAGCGTTGCAAGTTTCAAATCAGACCGACCGCTAGTGATATGCAAAGACAGGCCATCGGAGGCCATCGTGACTAGCTTGCCCTTCTGCAGCTTGCCAATGATGGATGCAAACATGCTCGCGGATACTGTAGTGCTTCCGGGTTCATATACGGTTGCTTCTGCTGTTGACGTGCACTGTATGTCTAAATCAGTTGCGGTGGCCGTTAGCGTGTTCCCGCTGGCTTTCAGTAAGATGTTGCCAAGGATGGGAATCGTGGTCCTACTCTCCACCGCGTCAATTACTCGCGCGATTAGGGCGGCGAGAGTGGGTTGTTCAATTTCTATTTTCATGGGTATCCCTCTACTGTTACTCGCGGATTCAAAACACATCCTTCCGCAATTCCTTAACCTTCATATTGCAAAACCGTTGCAGCCCTGCAAAGTCAATCCGTGGGTTCTTGTGTTTTTTAACAATTTCCCACATCTCCTCATTCACCAGATCATGCCAAACCTCACCCAACAGACGTGGAATAAACTTTGCAGTCCAGTAACCCTCGCTATTCATGATTTTACCATAAACCTTGTCAACCAAATGCTGCGTCACAAACTCATCAACAATCTTTTCCTCTGTGATCTTGCCTCCGATTTCAGCCGCACCCATAGCCTTGGCGTGTTCTTCTTTGAACGCATTGCCCACAAGTTTAGCCCACGTCACGCGGCCATACTTATTCTGCCACTCGTAATTCTTGATTACGATTCCCTCACCAATACCCTTACCGTCTTGGATCAGGTAGACGTTGCGTTCAAGTGCCTTCAGGTAGTGGTCAAGTGAACCATTCTTAACCTGTGTAATCGGCGCGAGATAATCAATTCCGTGCCGCTCTAACCCATCTTTGTAGTTCTCATAATGGGTCATTGCGCCAGTTGCCGTGTCGAATACATCAAACACATAGAACCGCCGCCACGCATCATCGCGATACGTTTTCAGGCTATGAGGAACAAGCCACTCACCGTAAAGAACATGGCTTGGATTGCGGTGCAGATATTGAATTAGGTTTGATTGTTGCAATGCCCAGCACAGGAAGCCCGCGTTATCAGCCCCAATAGACAGATGCCGATTGCGACTACCAGCCTGCAACTCGCCATCAACCAGCCATACACTTGCATTAGTGCCGTCCAGCTTTGGGAAAACATAAGTCATCCCATATTCAATACCTTCAACCTCATCCGTTCCGATGCGTTCAAGATGCATATATTTAGTAAATGTCATTTCCGATACCTCCATATCCTATCTTGTCACCTAACACACTCAATCCGGTGTGTCAACTACCTTCCAATCCTGTCGCGCGGTCAATCCAACATGCTCGACCGTCACCTCAATTCGTTTCTGCAACCCCTGAATTGCCCCACGCCCTTTAGGATACTCTCTAAGGGCATGGGAAATTGCTAGGTTGTAGTAGTGGGCTTGTTCTGGTGTCATTTTAGCCTCCTATCATTCGCATGTCTTTATGCCTGTCAACGGGTCCATATAGCAAGCCGCACCCTCAACAGGTTCAGCCACATCTTCACTAGCTGCAGCAGTCAACACCCCGGCACGCTTACCGCCTGATCGGAATGTAGTGCAGCCGCTTGCCCCGCCATCATATGCCGAAACATAAACCGCCTTAAACTGATCCCATGTTACATCGTCGCCAATGTTGATCGTCTTGGAACATGCCGAGTCTACATATTCACTAGCAACAGTCAAGACCTTAACGTGTGCTTCTGGCGGCAACTCCAAAGCAGTATTACCGGATACGCCCCACTCGCGATATGCGTAGTCAGACACCCGCTCAGTCTTAGGGCCGTCAAACATAACAACCACGCGATCATAGAACAGCGAGAACGGCGGCTCAATACCCCCAGATACGTTGTCAGCTACGTTACTGATGGTGCCTGTTGGGGCGATTGATAGAAGATGGCTGTTACGGATGCCGTGTTGGCTGATAGAATCACGGATAGGCTCTGTCAGCGTCTGCGCAAACTCTGATTGCAAGTATAGATCGGCGTTGAATAGGGGGAATGCGCCTTTCTCTTTGGCTAGATCAACAGAAGCTGTGTAAACCTGATCGCGGATAAAGCTCATAACCTCGCGCTGGAACTCGATGAATTGAGGAGACCCGTATGCAAACCTCAAAGCCTCACCAGCGTTGGCCAGCCCAGTAATGCCCAATCCCATACGACGCTTGCTGATTGCCGACTCTCGCTGTTCCTCTAGCGGGTAAATTGCGCGGTCAATGATGTTATCCATCGCGCGGACAACGTGTGGAATATCAGCGGACAAAGAGCAGTAGTCAAAACCCCAATTTGCCTGATCAATGGCCTGTGCGGTTCTGGGGAACATATACTTCACCAGATTAAACGATCCCAACAAGCACGCCCCATGAGGCGGCAACGGCTGTTCGCCACATGGGTTAGTTGCTGCAATCGTCTCACAATACCAAAGGTTATTCTTGCGGTTGATGCGGTCAATAAACAGCACCCCCGGCTCTGCATAATCCCAAGTCTGCCGCATGATCTTATCCCAAAGATACCGCGCGCGAACCTGCTTATATACCCGCCCTTCAAACTTCAACTGGAACATGCTGTCATTATCCAGCGCCTTCATAAACTCATCAGTAATCAACACCGAAATATTGAATTGAGTCATAGTCGTATTGTCAGACTTGCAGGTAATAAATTCTTCAATATCCGGGTGGTCAATACGCAGGCAACCCATCTGCGCACCACGTCTATGGCCTGCGCTTGAAATGGTTTTGCAGATCGCGTCAAAAATACCCATGAAGCTAACTGGCCCAGACGCGCGGCTATCAAGCGATACAATGTTAGCCCCACGCGGACGCAGATTAGAGAAGTCGTAACCGATTCCACCCCCTAGCCGCATGGTTTCTGCAGCCTTCTTAGCCGCGTCCATAATTGAGTCCATACTGTCGGTAATAGTCATACTCACGAAGCAGTTGTACGGCGTAACCTCGCGCGGCGCACCAACAGCCGATTGAACGCGACCAGCAGGCAAAAACCGTTGATTCAACAGCGCGTCACGGAATGCCTGATAATGATCATCCGAATCCTTCAACGCATTAGCCACACGACTGCACTTTTCCTTGAACGTCTCCCCCTTCAATCGGTATTTCATCTCGTCAAGTTCAATCGCAAGCGGTGTTTTCGGCCCGTACTCGGTCAATTTGTATGTCCTATCTGAATGCAAGACACCATATCTAGCACAAGCCAGATACAGTGTCAAAGGGTTAAGCTACCACCGCAATATAATCATACAACCGTGGCTCTTTCTGCACGATCTTCTGCACCAGCCGCAGTTTACCAGCCTGCATCAGCCCCCATGCAGCCTTGCCGATTGGCGTGCGGTTTACCTCGCTGGAGTAGTCTCCTTGAAAGTAAACGTAATGTTGACCGGGTTCGCGGTCAATACGTGTTGCTGCGCGGGTTAGTTGGTCGATTGCGGTTTTCGATTGGGTTAGGTTGATCATCGTCGTGGTCCTTATGGGAGGTATTTGGGGCAGTCTTTACTTAGGTCGGCCCAAGCAATCGGAATGTTTTCTTTATCATGCGGCCACCACCGTTGCGCCTGTTCATGCATTTCATCAGTCCAGAACCGAAAGCAGTTATCATTGCGGCAATCGGAGGAGCAGAAGGTTTGGTCTTTGAAGCATAGTGCCATTATGGAGCCTCCGGTAGTGGTTGCCAATGAGTTGCCACACCTGCCTTAGATGTGATCTTTTCCCATTCGTGTGCCTCGAAATAATATGCGCTCGGCAATCTATCAGTTTCCTTCACATACTTAGCTGTAGGAATCCAATAGCCGTATCCCGGGCGGTTTACCACCCATACCTGAAACTCGGTCCCATCTCTCGGCGCTGTATCAATCAGTTGCCACGCCATCACACCTCCTCCAACTTAACGCTTGCACAGTCTGGCTTGCCATCAATCGTTTGGAAGGTGATGCGGTGGGTGTCGGAAAATCCGTTGGTCACTCGGCTAAAACCCCATTCACAGTTGACGCTTTTAGTTGAATGGCCGTAGAATGTTTCGGTTGCAGTTTTTGGAATGTGAGGCTTGATTCGGTATGCGTAATGACCTGAGAACACATCATTGCAATCCACCCAATCTGAATTGTACATATACTGCAGTTGTCCACCGTCATGATGAGCCAACAACAACGCACCCTTTTCAGCCGGGGTTAGATCGCTCCATAGTTTGGGGGTTGGTGTGGCGCGGGTGATGATGCGCCAGTGCGGAATAAACGATCCATCAACGTCTTGGTGAGATTTTCCACAATGTGATAAGGCGTAAAGTTTTCCAATATCACACAAACGAGCGCGTGGGTGGTCTGTTTTATTATCAATCATTTGAATGGAGTAATCTTTGCCACTACCATCAGCAACCACATCCCCAACCCGAACCCCCAACTCCTTCAGCGTTCCAAATTCACTCATAGCATCCCCACTTTCCATCATCGCACGCCTCAATGGCGGCTTCCAAGATTGCATTCTGTAACACTGGCGGCAGTTCCTTCACCAGAACGTCAACCCCCGCAATCGTAATCACAGCATCCTCAAAATCAGCATCATCGTATTCCGTCCAGACTGGCGATTGCGGCACTCCGTAATCTGTATCCTGCGCCTTAGCCTTCATGTTGGCGAATACGGTAATTTCAAACTCAACTGATTGTGTTACTTCCCATGTCATCTCATCATCCTAACCTGTTGCATACCATCTTTAACTACATACACACTAACACCATCAGCGTCCTTTGCAAGCAGAAAATCGGCGGATTCGGAAATAACTTCTGACCAGATGTTGTAGTGGGTTAGGTAGACTTGTTTAATGCGCGCGACTCCATATGGTTACAGCCCGGAGTTTAACCCGGACTGCTACTTTGTGTCAATACCTATAACAGAAATAGTTACTGTCCGAGGTTATGTATCAGAAGGGAATCTCCGAACCATCATCCTGTGGCGACGAATTATCTCGCCGTTGTTCCTGATGCCCGCTGCCACCAGTTTGTTCACCGCCACCCTGCGGCGTAACATCATCCGCATCAATCGACATATAAGCCTTGCCCTCATGCACACGAGGCGGTTGCAATCGTCCAGACACAGCAACCTTCATTCCTTTAGTCACAAATTTAGCCAAAGCCTCGCCACGTTTACCCCACATACCAACCTCATAGAAGCTGGACGGCTTCCAATCACCGGACTGTTCTTTACCATTACTTACGGCAACGGAGAAGTTGAATACCTTATTTTGCCCAACGTCACGCAGTTCTTTAACGCTAGACACATTACCTGCGATGAATACTTTTTGCATTATTCAGGAACCCCGCAACTCGCGCCGCAGTCGCAATCATCACCATATGCCTCACTAGCAATTTCCCCTGCCAACTCCCACTCATCAGCGTCCATCAGCGCCTCAATGATAGTCTGCAACTCATCATCATCAAACGCAAACACATGCGCCACGATTTCGTCTATTTTTTGTGCCATTTTTCCACTCCATTACCTACACCCGCACCATATAGGCGCGGGCATATTGTGTCAATTCAAGCCTTATTCAACTCAGTAACCACAGCCTTCTCATCCTTAGTCAGTCCAGCCCACCACGCCTTCTTAGCGTCTGGCGTCATTTCCTTGGCTGCATCTGATTGGCGTTGTAGGTCGGCTCGGTCTACGGTTGGCGGCTTATCCGCAGCCTTAGTTACCTCCAGCGGCTTGATAACCGTTGCGCCCTTCTTGCCGCGCGTTTTGGTTAGCATCAATGTCCGCGCCGAAGTCAGCCCCTCCATATGAGAGACGCGGATGCCTCCAACTTTAGCCCCCCCCCAAGTCACATCTTCATCGCAGTAAATGGTGCAGCTAAGGCCGATCCACTTGCTAGCGTCTGGCCCCCAGATTGAAGCTAGTGTGCGAGTCCCTGTCTTACTCGATTTCCACGGCTTGCCATTGTCCCCGTCAAAGTAAATCCAAACAGGCTGCTCTTGCCCCGGCGCAACCTTAACCTCACGGATTCGGATTGTACGCGCGCCAGTGAGGAGATCGTCGGCATTCAGTTGGTCGCTTTTTGGCTCGATTGCCTTAGTTACGTCTAGTGTCACTTATCCATCCTCCGCTTAATTTCCCGCGCCGCATTCCACTTCAAATCGGCGTCCATGTCAACCTGTTTTAGCATCCAGCTAAGAAATCCCGCCTCAACATCAGGCCATGCAACACCGCGAAACTTCCCGATTGTGCATTTAGGCAATAGCTTAGGCACCTTAGTCCAAGCCACCAACTGCGCACCTGTAGCGCCCGCATTAAGCAACGCCACAAGCAGCCAGCCCGTTACATAAGCATCAGGTCCAGCGCGGTGAAACGGCTGTGACACGCGCAAGTCAGGCTTGATTAACCCTTGATCCAGCAGCCAATAGAATAGCACACCATTACTATGCCCCGGTGCATCAGGCCAAATCCGCAGCGCTGCCTTATAGGTGCAAATCATTGGCTTAACGGTTTCAAAGAATTTGCATTCAAACTCAGCGTTATGTGCCGCGAAACCCCATACATCATCAGCGTCAACAGTATCAGGATCAAACGGCGGCAATGAATCGCAATCCGCCGCGCTGATATGATGAACAGCGCGGGTTTCTGGTGGCATTGGAGTGCTTATGCCGCAAATCCAAGACTGAGGTTCTGCAACCGTTTTAGCGGCTAATTCCACATCGCAATAGCCAACCTCGCAGATTTCTGCGGGAGGTTCAAAGCCTGTCGTTTCCCAGTCGATTACTCGCACCTTAACCAAGATAAATCTCCTGCTCAATTTCACGCTCAGTCATAATCACCGCATCACCCAGCGCTGCAATTCGCTCATGGTAAGCCCGGATAACCTCACAAACCTTAGCCTCAAACAACTCGCAAGCATCCTTGATTGCCGCATGAATTGCCAAGTCGGGCAGAACGTTGATAATCCACATCGGCATACCGCCCGAATAAGAAACATACTCCCATGAATCTCGCCCGCTTACCATCAAGTTAGCCTGAACCTGTAAGACATGCTCTTGCGGCACCGTGTTTTCAACAATGCACTGCACTTGATATTTTTGCACACGCGATTTTGCCTCTAGTCCCTTGTGTTCTCCGATCAGACCATCAGGTGAAGCCCACAGCTTGAACTTACCGAAATCGCGAACCATGCCGCCAACTTCAATAACAGGCTCGTGGTTCTCACTGTATTTATCGCGCGCCCGAATCTCATCAGCCCAGCCCCTAAGCATGTTGTCGCCCACATAAGAAGGCTCAACATAACTATTGATACGCTGCGCCGCCAATTCGTAAACATGCTGGCGCGTCTTATCGTTATTCGACGGCTTTAGGGTTGCTGGCGTCATAATGCGGTCAAGCTCTGATGCAGTGATAAGGCCACATCGGGCGGCGTGCCACTCGTCGCTGCCCTGCTCTAGTTCTTCGTATACGGTTAGTGTCATCAAACCCTCCTACGGTTATCCAATCCACTTAACACACGGCGATCACCCAGTCAAGGGTCTATTTTTTCTCCCGATAAGATTCGCAACATATCTGCATCGCTACGATAGAACCCACTCAGCCCACCGTTAGACCATACAAAATCATGCCACTCCTGCTGCCCTTTACCCGGACGTCCCTTGTCAGTTTTTGCCTCTGCATTAACGTATCTAGCAAACGTATGCCCCACCATATCCTGCGTAATTACCACTGGCAGGAAACCCTGATCATCGCCAGAACCGACCGGGAATCCATATTCCATCCAGCGCGGGTCTTCTAGTAAAACATACCTATGGCCGTTTTTAGTGTATTTCTTAGTGCGTTGTGGAGGGCATACCCAACCTGCCCCCACTTGATTACGGAACAGCCTAGCCCCCATCTTACTTGCGGCAACTACAGCGGTGTTCCTGATGTTAGTTTCTTCACTTGCCACGATTAGCCGCCTCCCATTTAGCCCTACGTTCTCTTAACCCATGTTTAGAATTGCCGCGACTCGTCCATACGTGTTCGCTCCAGCCGCGACGTGACCCCTTCCTGCGTTCCAACTCCAACAAAGCCTCAAAGCTGTCTGCTTGACCCTGCACCCTACGCTCGGCCTTGGCAACCGCTTGCAGTTGATCGCGCGTGATTTCAATCAACTCGCCTTCAACCTCCTCAATCTGCCGATCCTTAACAGGGAAGGGCGTTCCGCAAAATATACAGATTGGACAAGGTCGCATCACGCCATAGCATTTCTCACACTGGCGCACGGGTATTGTCCGTTCTGTGCCTTCGCCTTTATCTTTCTCTCGGCCTTCTAGCGTCCAAGATTGTTGCGCATCTGGCATCCCGAAGGCGGCACTAACTCCGGCGTGGTCCATGATGATTGCAGGGAAGTCTTTTTTGCGCAGCGCACGGCCCCACATTTGCCCAGCAAGCGCCCTGCTCGCTGTTGGGCGCATCATAGACAGGCTTTCAACAGTAACGTCCATACCAGCGGCGGAACTTAGGTCGAATCCAAATGTCAAAAGCTCTACCGAAGTAAGGCACATCAATTCCCCTCTTGCTAATGCCTTGACACGCGACTTGATCTCATCATCGCCTAACTTCCCATAAACCGCCGCTGTTGGAATCCCTGCATCTCTAAACTGTTCAGCAGTAGTTTCGGCATCCCGAATTGAAGTGTTGAAGCATATATTCTTCTTACCCATTGCAAGCCTCTTGTAATGGTCAATAGCTGACCCAACCCTAACGCGATCTTGTGCCATCTGCTCGTCAAGCTGTTTATGGCTTAACTCTCCATTATTCGATCTGATCCCGCTTAGGTCTGGCGTATATGGGGCAAAATACTTGAAGTCAGAAAGTCTCCCTAGCCTTATCAACTCAGCTAAAGGCAAACCCTCCACCATTTCAGAGTAATGCCTCGAAAGTCCACGGCCATCCAATCTAACGGGAGTCGCTGTCAATCCAACACGCCATGACCCCGCATCGCGCGCCCAATCAACAACCCTGTCAATCTGCGCACCGCAAAAGTGTGCCTCATCTTGGAATAGAATTTTAGGTGGCGCTAGTTTTTCTAATCGGCCCGCCACTGTTCCGGAAGTTACCAGTTGAATACTTGCAAATGGATTCGGCTTATATCCACTAGCAATAATGCCAAACTCAACCCCATATTGGCGAAGGCTGTTCATAGTCTGCCTAAGTAGCTCGCGCCTTGGAACCATGAACCAACTAGTGTTGCCTTTAGTTGATGCGTCAGCCATCATGGACGCGGCTGTAAGCGTTTTTCCTGCGCCAGTCTGTGCCACAGCCAGAACGGATTTACTCTTGCGCATGGCTTGACGGACTGATTGCTTTAATACCTCTTGATCATCATATAGGTTAATCAAAGTCCGAGACCCACCTGTTCAGCCTTAACAACTGGCGCAATAAACATATCAGCTTGACGGCTGGCTTCGTCTACGCGGCGGCAGGCTGTTTCGAAGTGTTGCGGGTCACGTTCAATTCCAATGCCACTAATCCCAAGATGTTGACAAGCCAAAAGGGTGGTCCCACTTCCTAGGAATGGGTCTAGAACGGTTTGGCCTTGGCTAGCAAACAATGAAACAATTTCTTTAATCAATGGCAAAGGCTTTTGCGTAGGGTGAACACTACCTCCGGGTGTGTTTTTATTGTAAATAAAATTACCGGGTCTACCTCCGCCATTCCACTTGCTATGGCCCTTGCCACACCAAGCAGAAACCATCATCTCATGTCCTACACTCGGCCCCATGCCGTTAAACTGCGGCATGGCATCAGGCTTAATCCAAACCATAGCACGCTTGTATTTAGCGCCACATTTTTCAATCTCATCACGCCAAGCTCGAACCCCCTCCGCCATGCAAAACATAATTGCCCAACCATTACAGATTTCAACAATCTGACGGGTTACTTCTGGCCTGACTTCATCAATACTATCAAACCCAATTTCTTCATGCCGAACATGAGATGATGGTGCGTTGCGAGAAAGTGTCCCCCACTTTTTTTGCATGACCGCTTCATAAGGCGGATCGCAAATTACATGGTCCACCTTCCCCAACTCCCCCATAATCTCCAAGCAATCCCCCAACAGTAGCCGCTGACCGCCAATGCGTTCTTCTCTGATTATGCCGCTCAAAGCATTGTCTCCTGTTTAGCCGCTACTGGTGGTGCCACAAAGAAGTCTGGTTGAGCATATGCGGCTTCAACTCGCTTACAGGCAATCTCGAAATATTCCGGGTCCAGTTCTATCCCAATGCCTTTGCGGCCCATCTTGGCGCAGGCGACTAGGGTGGTTCCGCTGCCCATGAAGGGGTCAAGGATTGACTCCGCTTTAGGCAAGAACCCTAAACACCACTCCATCAAGGCAATCGGCTTCTGCGTAGGATGTTGCTTTCCGTCTTGCAACGCCTTGCCGCGAGAATACTTAAAAATACGGGCAGCTTTATCTTGAGAAGTCCACGCAAACTCGCAATCTGCAAGACTAAAGTCGCCCTGCATCTTATCCCAAACAAGCCATCGCATTGATGGAGGATAATAGTCAGTAAAGTAATTGCCTCCCCAAATGATCTGTTCTGTCGATAATTCAATCATTAAGTCAAAAATCTCTTTTTCTGGTCTTTTCTTATCCCAACCTTTTTTCTTATGTTTAAACTTTGATCTTATAGGATTTTCATCCGCTTTAATCCCATACGGCGGGTCAGTCAGCACCGCATCCACCCGCCCAATCCCCGGCATAACCTCCAAGCAGTTGCCCAAAATCAGGCGGCAATTACCAATCCGCTCCTCTTTAATAATCATCAGAACAACACCATCTTAGTCTCATGGCCGCGCATAACAAACAAACGCTCAATGCCTTTCTTGCTGCCAGTATCTTTAGTCAGCGTGTTATTCACCTGTTTTTCCCAAACACTAACCCAATCATCCGGCGCTGTATACTCACTGACAAATACCTTATGCCCATCTATAACGCGATCACGGCACCATTGCCAGAATTTAGCGTGGTCAAATGCGCCTGTCGCGTAACCTGTTGTGCCTTGGTATGGGGGATCGCAGTATATAATTGATTGGTCTGGGATGGCTAGGTCGTCGTAGCTGGAGTGGTGGAATTTTACGCCTTTAATGCCAGCCTGAGTTTTTAGCATGGCCCTCATACCCTCGTCGGCATAGTTTCTCCACTCACCTTTTGAGCTTTTACCCCTAGCATATCCACCAAAGAATTTAGCCCCGTAGCTACACGCAAACCCAATAAACGCCGTCCGAGCATCAACCTTGCGCTCGGCCTGTGCCGCCTTATACTCATCCTCCGTAACCACATCAGGCGGCACCCATCCATCAGCCACTGCCTGCCACAAACAGGCAACCCAAGGATTGAAGTCAGCCCCAATCCGATTCCCATCAACCTTATCAATCATATTCGCGCCTCCTACAAATGGCTCAACATACCATTGCCCCGGCTTACGATCAGCCAGCACGATCTCCAATAGTTCCCGTGCGTGACGTGCTTTACTGCCCATATACTTCATTCAAACTCTCCCCCAAACGACAATTCTTCTTCAACCGCAACGCCGTCCAGCAATCCTGACAACGGCACCTCCTGATAACGACTCTTGACCCCCGGAGCAAACCGCATAGGCTCTGGACCATTCCTAACCCCCGGATACCTGCTTAACGTAGGCTTGTAAACCTGATAAATCGTATTTGCAAGCAATTCGCTCAATCGGTTAGACTTATTTGCAACCCGCAACCAACCATCAACGATAGCCAAACCGTATCGGCCAAGAGTCCTAGACGCATCTTCCCAACCCATCGACTTGTGATGCACCCGCGCCATAAGATCAGCAATAGGCATCTTTCCTGTGCGGTCTACCATAGTATGCTCCACCATCGCCGTCATAATGTATTGCATGAGGTTTTCAGTATCGCTACCCTCAATCTCATCATCATGCCAAGTCCAGTCTTGCGAGTTTACCCACTCGGCAGCTTTGGCCTCTGTAACCTTTGCTGTGCTGTTTAGCATATAGGCACCAGCCAGTAACGTGCCTACCTGATCCCCAGCCCGCTTGCTTCCTAGCACCCGCGTAGTGTATTTGATAAACACTTGGCAGTTATGCAGCAGAGCGTCTATATTCTCAACAGTCCTACGCACCAATCCTTTAGCAAAATCCTCTGTTAGTGTTTCGTGAATCATATCCATCAATTCGGCATAATGTCCCTCTGCATTGTCTGCTCTGTTAGGCACCAATTCCAGCAATGTGTTACGTTCCTTATCGGCGTCTTTAATCACCAATGGGTTGATAGCCGCAAAGCAAACGCAACTCCGCGCGCGGAAGTATCCATTCGCGTTTACAATAGCCCCACCACTAGAACCCTTCCTAGCCCAATTCAAAATCTTATCAACTTGTTCTGCGTCACGGCGGTTCTCGCCCTCAAACTCATCCATGATTACAGGCCGCGTTGACTCTTTAACCGCTCCACGTAAGCCAGCCTCAGTTGACCCACCATCCATCTTGATAGCCATGCGATCTACCACGCGCATAACCACGTCATTGATAACCGTTGACTTACCCGCCCCTTTACTGCCAGTCAGAAAGATATGCGGACGCCAATGCAAGCATCCACCAATAGGGGCTAATACCAACCAACCCGCCAGCAACGTCCCATCAACCTTGCGCCGCCATGTTAGCTTGTCGCAAATTGTTCGCAGCTTGTGCGCCTCAGCATTGCGCAAAGGCTGGCAATCCATATCATAAACAGAATTTGACCTAACGTAAACCTCCTTGCCCTGCATATCATTATGTCCAATCGTTTCGCCAGATTGGCATTTGTAAACAGCGTCTCCAAGATTTATAACCGCCGACTTACCATCCGGCCAAGCTCCCGCGCCTCTAACAATATCTTGAGTATAGACACCGCGCTTGTGGCAAAGAGTCATCAACTCAGGCGTTAGTGTGCTAGGGATGTCCCCTGACTTTTCAACCATGCAAACCCGTTGCAACTCAAACAAATCACCCAACTGATACAAGTTATTCAGCGATGACATCTCTGTTGGCTTTAGCTTAACGACTTGACCAGTTACTCGCGGTAAGAAATAGTAAACACCATTATCATATCCTAAAGGTCTAGCCATGCGCTCAATATCACAGCGCAACCCGGACGGCTCCCGCGTATCCACAATCCCCATATCAGGGAAATACTCTTGCGCTGGCATCTCAATAACAGGCACACTCGCTAGCGCCTTAGTAACGGCATCCAGCCCCAAAGCCTTAGCCATATCATTAAAGTCGCTAGGCACCTCCGGCCACACAACTTGCACACCGCCAGACTTAACTGCCGCTTGTGTAGCCCAGAATCGCCCCGGATTAGTCTTAGCCGTAATCTCAGCCTGATCGCCGTTAATGTCGTTGTCCGCGCATATCACAACACGCAAGCCAGACTCCCATCCAGTTACCCATTGCGCAACTTTAACCAGATTAGACGCAGTAAACGCAATAACCACAGAACATCCTGTAGCCGCGTTAATCGTCCCAGCCGTAGCAAACCCCTCACATATGTAAACTGTATCTCCATCGCCTTCCCATACGCAATAACCACCATCAGTAGACCCACGGCCCTTAAGGAACCGTTTCTGCCCATCCTCCGGGATATACTGCAAGCTAGACAGCACGCCGTCAATATATACAGGCACCATTAGCAAGCCCCTAGACTCCCGCGCAGGTCCTGCTGCAACGCCCTTCCGCGCTAGGTATGCGTTGCCAGCGCTGGCATCTTTAGCCACACTCCACAGCCTCTCAGCCCGCGCGCGCGTCTCCCCTAACTCAATGGCATCAAGCCGCTCACGCTCTTTCTTTGCCGCCTCACGTCTCGCCGCGTTCTCAGCCTTTTCCCCAGCCGAAGCGCCACGACTAGCCGATGACATATACTTAAATGCCTGCCCTGTTTTCCAGTCCTTGCACCAGCCTACGACAAATCCACCCGACTCCTCCTTGACCTGATACGCCCCGTTAACCCTACCCGGTTTATCGTCGTGCAGGCGATACCGATGAATCTTATCATCAGCAACCACATCCAACGGCGCAAAGCCATCGCATCCAGATACCCCGATATGACGCCTAAATCCTAGTAAACTCATGCTACCTCCATGCAATCCGACCACCTTACACAACGATGCATTTCCTGTCAACCCCCTTGCACTGCCAAAAAACACTGATGCATCACCTGTTTTCCCAGTGCAAGCAACGATGCACTGCCCAAAAACGCCAAAAACAGCGATGCATCGACCTTGCAAAAAATGCATCGTTTGGAAATGCATCGTCAGAAACCGCCAAAAACTCCAATTTTCACCGCCACAGATCAGAAAAAAGACCGCCACAAAACAAGAGTTTACCGCCACAAACTGATGCATTTCACCCAAAAACGATGCATTTTCTCGATTTCTGTGGCGGCTGTGGCGGACCCTATTGCCACAAAACAAGGCTAAACCCATAATAATAATAATAATATTTAAAAAGTGTATGTATGTAAGCGCTCATTGCCACACATTTATGCGCATACATGCCCTCATGCAAGATAGTGCATTGCATCATATAGCCTATATACCCCCAAACGATGCAATGCATTTCTCTATAGGGGGTATGTGTGTGCGCGGGTTTTTGTGGCGCATTTTGTGGCAGCCGCCGATTTTACTTGACCACCCCCACGAATCATGGCATACCTACAGCAACAGAGGAGCCAACCACATGATCTACACCGCCGCAGAAGCCGAATTTAACCACCACCGCAACGCATACGAGGCCGCGCGCCCGATGTTCTACGCTGGAAAAGTAACCCCGGCTGACTACATTGCCCTTAAAGACGCCATGAACGCAGCAGCCGACGCATGGTACGCAGAACGGGAGGCATCGAAATGACCAGCACCGCCCCACCACCCTCCTACATCTACCGCCGCAACCAAATGCGCCGAACTGCAGCAGAGGTGATCGGATGCGCCCTGCTGATGTTCACGCTGGTTTGGTTGACGGTTATGCCGGATTGCGTGCAGGTAGATGATGAATATTCCTCACAATAAACACATATTCACCACATTAAACCATGAACAACGTTCAAGATAGCAACGGACCAGACCTAAATTATTTGTCAAATAGGCGTTGACTTGGGTTTGCGGGTGATGTAGTGTTTAGGTAACGCAATGCGATGGAGTGGATGAGATGAACACAGATAAGAACAGCATTAAAGACTTCCTTGTTTCTAAAGGCCACGCGCCAATGAAAGCTCTGGAAATTGCCATTGCATTTCAGCGAGGCGAGAAACATGCTATTGATGGGGTAAACGCTATGGTGATGAAGTGATTAGGTGGATTAAGTTAAAGTGGTGTCAGCAGTGGCACCACTACTCAACAGGATGGAGTTGGAATTGTCTGGCAGACACTACTGAATATTGCTGCCGATCCTGTGGTAGTAAGTGGAAATGGAGTGGGGCACCAAGATGATCTATGACATTATCGCCACAACATTAGGCCTTGCATCCTGCATTGCAATCGTGCTACTGGTAGTTTACGCGCCTGCATTGGCGGATAGAGATGATCGGAGGGAGTGAATATGACATATCTGGATAACGCTATGGCGATGGTCGGGCTGAAAGCGGAGGGGGTGTGATGGCTCTCAGCGATGTAACGAAAATGACCGCCTGCAAGTTGGCATGGCAGACCGCCGACGCATACAGCGCTGATTGTTTCGGCCCCGTTCTTTGGGTTGAGGCCGCGCAAATGCTTATCGACATGGATTTCACAGAGCAACAGGTTCGCGCAATCCTTCGGTCAAAACTGACGCGATGGGCAAGAGATGCATGGGGTGAGCCGTCCACATACCTCGGGAAGCTTGCAATCCTTGTCTACAACGACAGGGAAAACATCAGGGCGGGAAGCCTTGGTGACGGCGAGATTATGCAGGAGCAACCCTAATGACCGCCCCCCTATCGCCGGAAGCGGTGGCGCAGATGGTGGCACGTCTGCATGGCGTCAGCCTTGATATTGGGCCGATCAAAAGCACGACGACCCTTGGCAGTAATGAAGTGCGCAAAGCCGCCGACATGCTCACCACCCTCGCCGCCGAGAACACCACGCTGCGCACCTACAACACTGAACTGTGCGACAACTACAACAGCCAGTTGGTGAAGCTTGCACATCAGGACGATGAACTCGCCACGCTGCGGGATGGAAATCATGTGGCGATCATACAGCGCGCCGAAGTCGTTGAACGCCTGATGGACGACCTAGCCGCGCTGCGGGCATCCGAATCCGCCGCACTGGAGCGGGCAGAAAAGGCAGAAGCTACAATGCGCGAAATGAGAGAGAACCTGTTTTACCCGGCCCCGGTTAGAATGACTGAAATTCCGCCGCGTAAACAAACCCCCACGGCCGACAAGGAGTAGATCATGAGAAATGTAGCGACAAGCGCGGAAAAGCTGTGGGTCCGCACGTTCAAGACTGGCTACAAGGAAGTTACGCTAGCACAGCAGCCCTTCAATCCAGCACCTTGCGGTTATGAAGATGCCGAGTTTACCCGCACCGACCTGTCCCAAGCCTCGGTCGCCGCAGCGCTGGAGGCGGCGGCAAAGCTGTGCGACGAGGCAACGGCATACCGTGAAAAGCAACTGACTGCCGATGGCGGAGACGAAGCTACTCGTGATCGTTGGCGTGGCGGGAAGGTACAGGCAACCCTTCTGGCCGACGCCATCCGCGCCCTTATCACCCCCGCCCAACGCACCGCCCTGCAAGCCGCTATCGACGCGGCGGTGGCTGAGGCGCGGGCGGAGGATGCGGCTGACAGTTTCGCCATGTTGATTGCCGATGCGCGCGCCGAAGCTGAAAAGGCAATGACGAAGTTCCCGCAGCCCAACTATGTGATCAGCAAGTTTGCCGAGGAAGCGGGCGAAGTCGTCAAGGCGGCAATTCACTGCGCCGAGAACCGCGAAACGGCCGACAATGTTCGCGGGGAAATGAAGCAAGCCATCGCCATGCTTTACCGCCTTTGGGTTGAAGGCGATCAAGTTCACGGACTGAAACCACTCGCCCAGATCGGAGCCAAGCCATGACCACCACCATAATCGGTATGTCATGGGTGATGGCGGTGATCTGCTGTCTAT